ACGGCTGCCACCTTGAATTCCGCTGTGTACGATTGTTTCGGTACCTTGAACATCTCTGATTTCCTTCCTTTCCGTCGATTTTATACAGGACTCGATGGAAGGCGAAATTTCAGGGGAAGCTCAGCCCCCCCGTGAGTCGAACACGGCACCAACGGATTATGAGTCCCTAACGTTCTGCCACTATGAACAACAACGCCCCACTATATCAGACCTCTTACGGCGTCATCTAACTAGAAATAACTTCAAATATCAGATGCCGTTGAACCATCGTTGAACCTTAGCGATTACCGCCGGCTTTTATCAGCATTAAGTTCTCAAAGGCTTTTCAATCCGTAAGTAACTCCTGCATTGGATCTGCTTTACCTGTTAAATCAGATGGTTAGCAAAATCTTGTGCTGCATTGATCCTGCATTAAATCACTATGCTGTTGACGCTTCGTCGACAGTAATTACTCCCTAGTTGTCGCCATGGGTTGCGTCACCCAATGGCTGTCGCAACCCATGACAGAGGGTATTTTTCCATCGCCGATCAAGGGACTTTCGCGGCATAAACGCGAATAAATTCGCATTTATTCCACGTTCCCTTGACGGGTTCAGCTTTGAACCTCGGATCGGATTTCTGGTTCGACAAAGATCGAATCTACGGCAGCCTCGATTGAATGGTAGATATTGATATCTTCGTCTATCGCTTCAAAAGAAACAGTCAGCGCGTATTTTGCGTACGCATCGGGATCTTTGTCCCAGCCAGGGTGCCCAATCACCGCTATGCAAAAATCAACAGGAAGTTGGTGGGATTGCAGAATTACCCAGTCTTTCTGCAAGGTTCCATTACCGCGCTTAACTCCTGGCACAAATCCCCATTCATCTTTCTCTCGGATGGTCCATGGAATCGCTCCCTCGCCATCATCTTGGCGAACGCCGTCTCTCAAAACTCGATTCTCGAACGAATTGAAACTTTCGCCCAGATGGCTACTTCGCCAATCCACCCATGTGGATAAATACTGCCGAATGGTCCTTCTTGTACGTCTTGGTTTGGCCACATAAGACAAAGTTACATCAATTCGAACCCTAAAATCGCTGCCCGGAGCTCTAAGTTCTGCTGGAACTGGAACTTGATAGATTTGTGCTTCTTTGGCTTTCACGCGGTTCTCACCACTCGTAATAAGGGTGACACGATGCTCTGTATTGGAGGTGGCAATACCGACGTCGGGCAGCCCGAATCCGATTTGACGAATAGTGCCGTGTTTATCCGGGGCGTTCTCCGCCCATTGTGGCCATCGTGCTGAGTTGGCAATGAGAGCCCGATATAGCAAGGCCGGTTCAGTTGGAAGGATACGTTGAATTGCTCCTGCGATACTTGCAATTTTGGGTGCAGCGAACGATGTCCCAACATCATCTTTTGCAGCTAATGCACCGCCGTGCATAGTCGAACGAAGCAAGTCGACGCACACGTCAGGGGGAGTCGTAAGACTAGGGGGAGTACCGCTAACCACGAAGTCTCCACCATACTCTACAACCTCCGGCTTAACTCCTCCCCAGATCCCAAAACCGGTGGTGGAGAATGCCGATGTTTGATGCTCAGTAGCCAGAGATTTTCTTCCCATTCCATCATCAAAAGATGCATGCGCAACCGATCCCACTACCAATGCTTGGAGGCTTTCAGAGGGGGATGGGATGCGGGAAGAGGCTTGTACCAGATAGTCTGGATACGCACGTCCGCTTACGAGGTGATCAATAACACCCAGTCGAAACGGTGCGGCACCAGATTCATGTGGAAGATTGCCGGCAGACTGAATGAAAAGTACATCGTATTCCCAGCTCAGCCAATCTATAGAGGCTGCCCATGCGGATACATTTCGTAAGCGACACGGGCGGTACGCCGCGATGGAGTGGTTGAATATTTTCGTGCGAAGCTCTCCCGTATGGAAATGCTGAACAATTTCTTTAAGGTAGAGAGGCGGATATAGGGCAGATGAAAGCCTATTGCTAGCATCCAAAACACGTGCATTCTGTATCCAGAAAGGTGCCGCTATGGTTCCCGACAATGGAATGCCAGTTGGGTAAATGACGGCGCCAGCGACTCTGGTTCCATGTCCACCTGACGGCACGTAATCTGCAACATCATTTTGGTCTTCATCTGGAATAAAGCAGCGGGAAGAGGCCCCATGGACCATTGGCGCAAGTAGAGGATGGTTCTCTTGGATGCCACTATCAATGATACAGATAGCCGGAGCATCGTCTCCGGGTCTTTGGATCTCTACCGCATATTCGGCAGCGGTATCAACGCTTGGCAAGCTAAAGCTGGACGCATCATCTGGTTCACACACCTCGAATAGATAAGGATAATTAAGGACCAAATCCCTTAATCCTGTACCAGAAATTTTTATCCTCACACTGAAGCTGTCAGGAAGGGTAAAAGGGCCGAGTCGTGCTTCGTGCAAGATATCTAGGATTTCACCTGAGTACCCTGCTACGAATCTCATTACCTCTGCTTCACGTTCGATCATGAGATCGTCCCAACCAGCTTCTGCAGCTCTCACCAGCGCACGCCATGTCTCTAGTCGAATCTCAAAATGCTCGCCGCTTTCATTATCTCTCTGCTCGGGTACCGCAGGAATAGATTGATCCCCTAGACATTCGATTCCAATATCGACTGTATAGAGCTGGGTCTCGGATAGCTCCGCCCAGTGATTAAAAAGTGATTCTGAAAGAATGCGCTCCAGTCTCAATTGTTGATTTTCTGGGCCGGCAATTCCATAAATTTTGGCTGCTGTGGTTGCTCCACGGAGCTCGTTGGCAAAGTCATCAAGTTTAGAAAAGAACGTCGACATATCGCTCTCTTCGCTGGCCACAATAACGAGTCCATCGTCGTGCTCAGCAACAACCTCAAACTTAAAATGTCTCTGGAGGAAGTCTAGATCTGAATCAGGCTCAACATTAAGGAAGAGTGGGATGTTCGGTGGAATGGCTGGAAGGTTTTGAGCTTCACGCTCTCGCCGAACACGGTCCCAAGTTGAGACAGCAGTCTCCCCTGCAGTTTTGAGCAAGGCTTTGTGTTCTCTGCGATGAAGTTTGTTGTAGTCTTCCTGGATGCCCGTATCGCCTCCACCAGTTAATCTGGCGCGGTTTGCGACGATGAACGGTAATGGGAGATGTGAGAAATCCCCCCTAGTGCTTTGGCCAGCCATTGTTCCCCTTTTTTTCTAATATGAAGGACTACGAGCCGAGAGTCTCAAGACTTACTTACGTTTGTTCCCTCTTGTATAGCTCTGTAATTGCAAACTCCAAATCCTTTTGCGCAACAATATCTCGACCGTTCAATACGGTTGTCTTAGCAGCGTCTTGTGCCGCCTTCACGATCTCAGCAGCGGAAAGACCCACTAATTTTTTCACTGTCTGGTCCCATGAAATACGGGGACTAGTTGTAATGCTTGATAACGTTGTTTTGAGTAGTCGTTCAATCTCTTGCGGCCCAGGCGGAAGTACTTCGAATACATCATCAAAGCGGCGGAAGAGCGCTTTATCTAATTGCTGGTCTAAATTAGTTGCTGCGACTAGCAGTCCTGGAGCGTCATACTCATCCAATAGTTGAAGTAGCGTGTTGACCAGTCGAGGAATTTCTCCAACATCATTCTGAGTATTACGAGACTTAGCGATGAAGTCACATTCATCAAGGAATAGCAAACATGGGCGTGACTTCGCCGATTCAAAGACAGCGCGTAAATTGACCCCCGATTCACCTAAATACGATGAAATCAAAGCGTCAAACCTGACCTTAATTAGAGGTAGGCCTGTTGTCCATGCAAGGCGTTCTGCACCCAGAGTTTTTCCGCAACCGGGATGTCCGTATAAGAGAATCTTCTTCTTATGGCGCAAACCAAATTTTGCAAGCCGATCGCGGGCAGCATATTCTTGCTCGATACGAGCAAAGCGCTCTTCAACTTGCGCAGGCAGAACCATAAAGTGTCGCAGGGTTGCACGTTCCATGCGCACGAGCAACGGATCTTGGTAGCGACGGCTGGTAGGTAAAGTTTGCATCACCCGCTCATCATCCAGCTTGGGAGCAGAAGGGGGGGGCGATTGCCTTTTAGCTTTGAGAATGGTTTCTAGCTGGCTTGCGAGCGCTCCGTGCCCTTTGCTATTTTCTTCTTCGATAATTTTGAGGCACAGTCGATCCAGATCTTTCTCAGAGCCCGTTGCTATTGCTTTGAATAGCCGTTTTGTAAGGTCTGCCTTCATATAGTAGATTCCAGATTGTGACGCCAATGTGCAAATTATCTTCTTCTATATTTTACCCTTTTGGCTTCTTTTTCTCTCAAGATACCTACAAAGAGAAAATCAAAAGTAGAAGGTGCTGCTGAGCAGGAAGCTTCAAATAACACCCTCTAGTCTCTCAGAATGTTTCCTTTTTGAAATTTCAAATCAAAAATCCTAGTCAACCAAGCGGCTTGGTAAGCTTACTCGCCTTGTCCTGTTCCCAATGAGTAGCGCCACTAACCTCTACAGTGTCATCAGTTCCTAGCATGAGGGGAGAGTCATAGAATTCCATGAGGTTGGGAATACGGGCGAAGTCCTGTACTGTCTCCGCCCACTGAAAAGTATCCTCGAACGGGTAATAGTTTACGGCGTGGATGAGTGTCCCCAGCATCGGCGTTCCTGAACTATCAAAACTTAACAAATTGTCAATATGTTTTTGTCGTCGCATTTCTTCAACATGAATTCCTTCAACTGATTCGTACCAAATATGTACGACGCCCGGTTTGGTGGGCGGAAACTGGTTTGCCGCGCTGCTGATGAGCCCCTTGAAATGGCGTGATCTGCGCTCAAGGGAGATCTCGTGGTCGCACCGCCATTGAGCAGCCACGCAATTTTCCACTTCCTCAATAAAAATATTCAGAATTACTCCAGGCCCCCCGGGACGATAGATACGTCTGGGAATGGTAGCGATGCTGCGCTTCTCGTTGCTGTCCATGTCACCGAAAACTAGCAATTCATGTTGAGGGCTATTTGCCCGTACTCGATTTTGCAGATAGTGTTTCTCAAGGGAAGTTCGATCAACGCGGCCCATTTCCAAAGTGAAGGAATCCGTCTTGATTTTTTCTTCACCGCGTTCGATAGCTGACGCAGCAATTCTAATTACATCATCGGCGGTCACAGCTGCAACTTCGCTGTGAAAAACCAAATGCACGATGCTCCAGGGAGAGACCTCAAGCAAATACAAACTCAATCGCTCCCAAATTCTCTCCCACGCTTTTATCTCAGCTTGTGAATACTGTGTTTGTTTGTCAGCCCGCTTACACTCCACATGCATCTCAAAGCCGTCGTAATTCACCAATAAATCTGGAGACTTATCTGTCTTTCCATCGGGCCAGATAATGCTTCTTTCGGGGATGAATGAAACGTCAAAGCCGTTTTTTAAATAGAACGACGCTGTGAGCAATTCAAAAAGCTGGGTCTCTGGCTTAACATTGTTGGCCAACATTTTGTCCAGAGCCTGCGCAACATTTGGCACCCTTTTTAGTCGTTCTGAGTAGGCACCGATTGCCATAGCGTAAGGATATACTCGGGCGCTGCTGTAGGCACAGTCGCTATACGGAGAGTCATATGCCAGTTCCGCTACCAAAATATACCAATCAATATCGTCCTCCTGAGGGACGAACAGCTGGGATTCAATAGGAATATTTTTATCAATATTCAATTCCTTCATTTGGATGCGGCGCACTAGCGCTGATCGTCTTTCTGCCCAAGCCGCTTCGCCTAATCTATCGACCAAAAGTCTCAAAAATGCTTTAGTTCGTGCGCGTTCGATCAGGCGAGCATCCATTCGTTTCCCCAGGGATAATTTGTGATTGTTGTTTGAAAATGTGGTGTCGTTCAAATACTGAAGCCAATATTAAAGATTGGAGGTTATCTGATGAATCGAGAACCGAAAACGTCTGAAAAAAGTTGCGGTAACGTTTTTATAGATATTGGCTTTCCTCAGCCAGAAGCCATAGTTATGCATATGCGCATTGAAGTATTAGCGCGAATTATTGGTCGTATTAAGGAACAAGGTTGGACGCATGCCGACGTTGCACATAACTTAGATATATCGCAACGAGATGCCCGCAGACTACTAGAAAAAAACGTAGACCCCTTCACCCTAGATATGCTTCTGATCTTTGCTATTCGGTCTGGATTAAGTGCTCGCCTCGAATGGAACAGTCCTCGAAAATGAAATTCTTCTTTGAACTTTGCGTGTCGAATTCCAAGCTTCCATTGATATCGTAACGTAACATAAGGTTACGTTACGTTATGGTACGTTATGAGTGATCGTGCAATACGCGATCCGATAATCGATTTGTCGCCGAATTAGTCTGTTCTATAAGGCCGATGCGTGCTGTATGCAGAATTCAGATGACGAGATGAGCCGAAATGAATACGGCCCACCGAAGTGAGCCGCATCAAATCATCATTCGTCTTGTGGGGGAGGCGACTACCATAGGAGGCCGCCCGCTTGTCCTCAAGCACACAAAGACATTATCCCACTATTTCATTCGCGGTTCTCATCTTGTCGCTAAATTCCTGTGGAGTCGGGTTTCACCGTAAGGAGAAGAAGGATTTCAGTGTCGTTCCGCGTGAATTGATCCCCGATCTTGAACCCAAAGAATGATTGTTTACTCGTGGTCTGATTATTCGCATTCAGGCCTCCGATGACATACACAACACCTGGTCGCATCATCAGGTCCGCTACCAGATCTCGTTTCAATATAGATGGGTTGGAATTCGGCGAAGGTACGAAATCACTTACCGTTTCGTGCAAACTAACGTCTACAGCGTCACCACGTACTAGAGGTGTCACCTGGAACGTTACACCTGCAGTCACGTTAATCAACGACTGTAAGGACTGCCCACTAGCGTTAATAGTAATCGGCCCAGGAACCATCACGTCTTGGCCCGTAGTGAACACCACTTGCTGGCCACTTCGCGCCAGCACCTTTGGCCGCGAAACGGAGCGAAAATGCGAATCATCGTCCAGCAATGAAAGTACGGCACTAAAGTCAGGTGTCGTAAACGAAAGAGTGTTGTAGACCGCCGCCGAGGTCGAACTCACTACCGACGATGAACTGGTGCTCGAAGTTGTAGCGCCACCGCCTAACGACACGCCAAACTTAGAACCAAATAGTTTTAACGCTGCAGTAACTGCACTCCCACGAGAAGAGCCCGATTGATACTCGTAAAGACCAGCGCTAATTTCGACCTGCTGATAAGGAACGTCTAAGATTTGGAGCAATTCACGAACGGCTTTCGCCTCGGCTGGTGGTCCATAGAAAATCAAGGACTCAACTGCCTTTGAAGTAATAGATGCTCCGTTGCTCCCAGTTTCTGGTACCTGCTGGCTTCCGGCTGCGGTTCCAGTACCAGAAACCGTGACATTTGACACCCTACGTTGGTGTGCAAAAGAACCTTTATGAAATGCTAGTGCGCACTGGTCTGCCAACTCCACAGGATCACGAAAACGAGGCCTGAAGATAAATTGTTCCCAATCTTTGCGCTCATCCGCTTGCTGATTCTTTTTAACGACATCGTAAGCACCATGATTTTCAAAGCCTAGACCAGCGCGGCTGACTGCATCCAGAATCATCGATTTCGCGTCAGAACAAGTGAGCGATTGGGCCTTAATAAGAACAGAGTCATCCGATTTAGAGACTTGGGGGTCAAAAATAAGCCCTCGCTTTTCACATTGATCGTAATAGAGCAAGATCATCTGTGACACCGGAAGAGAATCAGAATACAGAGAGAAGGTCAATTTTGCCGAAGACGGTGGCACCGTTTGAGGCTTTGCAGAAATAGGCCATGGATAACCTGGGAGTGGATCGCTTAGCTTCAGAGCGCCGGGCATACTTTCGCCATATGAAAATGCCGCCAGCGAAAAAAGGATTGATGCAGCAAACATATTCTTCATTTATCCCCCCCAAATGCGAAGCCAATCATCCGCCCGTCATACGCAGCGACAGACTGCCATCCATCTACAAAGCCCCCCTTCATGCTTTTCCTCACATATCGGCCATCAGATAGCTGAAAAACTACAATTGTTTCGCCGACTGACGGCTCCAAAATCGAAACAAGACGAACGTCCGATGGTAGCTGGGCCTTGTCTTTCCCCGACTGCGCCCTGGTTCCATTCATGGCGCTGGACATTATTTGTGGAGAAGCCGGCTGTGATTTCGATTCTTGATTTCCATTGAGCCGGGTTAAGAAGGAGTAGAGCCATTTACTCCCATATCCAAACATCGCGATGCCGATCACCATGGAGCAGATGAAATATTTGTTCTTGAAGAGATTCTGCCGATCGTCTGTCTGGCTTTCCTTCCCCTGAGCTCCATCATAGGATTTGTATAGTGGGAAGATCCGCTTGTCATATTTTTGGATAGGCGAAGTTGATACCAGTGATCTCTTGGAAGGTTTTCCTTCATAGACCTCGACCCGATAGCGAGAACTAAAGCCGAGAACTTTCAATTTCTGGAAAACAAGGACAAGCTCACAGACTCCGCGCAAGAAACGATGTAGTGAGGCGAAATCTTGGATGATCACCAGCAGATCGCACGCGATTCCGTTATCGGCAACGTAGTGCCTATGCATACGGAAGAAATTCATATGTTCCGATGAAAGCTTTTCGCTAGCGCTCCAATAACGCCAAGCCTCGTCGATTACAACAAAATCACCTGGACTTACAACTGACGGGCCGGTGTCTCCAATTTGAGCAAATATTTCTCCAGGAGCTTTGTCGGAGAACCATTCTGCCTCGAAGCTCCGCCATTCGCGGTGTGCTGCTTCGATCAAGCATGATCCGACATCAATGCCGCGCTCATGCAATTTTTTTAGCTCAGGAAGAAGGAGCTGAAACGAAACCTTAGTGAAGCTTTTTCCATGAGCCAAAACAAATTCATCTGCATAATGCTGCAGCTCACGAGCAGGAACAAAGTCGGGTATCTCAAACTTCAGATTGCTGGGTGCTTCGCCTGGGAAAAATCCGGGTTGTGAAACAGCTTCATTCGACACATTTAGCACATGGCCAAGGCTTGCAACATCACGCCCTTTGTTCGCCAAGTAATCCCGGATTTTCTCAGAGTCAATACCTGAAATATTCGTTACTACTCTACGTCCAGCCTCGATTGCTGGAAGCACGCCATTCAGAATTGCTTCATAGGTTTTACCCGACCCCATTACTCCACTGTAGACAGAGATCGCCATGCATCACCCAATAATCGGCATGCGCCGAATTAAAAAACGATAGGTCAAAGCAGTGATCACAAGCGGAGCACCAGCAGAGAAGCACATCAAATCCAAGAAATACCAAGTACCTGAATCTAATCCTGAAAGCGCACCATTCAGTGAGGCCGGCGATGGAATGTAGCTGCCCAAAAAGGACATTAGATCTGAGATGACAAAGTAAAGCGCAAACATGATGCAGAATTTGACGATGACCTGAGTAAAAACAAAACTCAGGATCTGATAAAAGGCGGAAAGGAGGATGCCGTACATTCGATCTCCTACGCTGAAAGGACGATGAATGCCGCAACTACAAGCCATCCAATCATCGCGACGGCTGCAATAGCTGACCGCCACTGCTCCGCAAAAACACACTGCTCATTCAAATCAATATTGAAAACGTGGCCCGCAATAACGGGCGATATTGACCACGTTGGACACACTCCCGCGTGTGTTGGAACCGTCCAGCCCGTCCAAGTGGACATCAGATGCTGAATCGGCTCGAAGATCCCGCTGGGAGCCGAGTCGAGTGTCGGAGCAGAAATGCCTGGATCGACACCAAGATTGACCTCCGGCGTGCCAGCCCCTGCATTGGATGTATTGTCAGTTGATGATGTGGTCGGTACTGTAACGGCTGTATCAGCAGTGGTAGGAACACTTGAACTGAGGGAAGAAGTTTCAGGCCATAGAGATGGGTTCGTCGATTGATATTCAGAAAAATTTTCTGAGCTTACGGGGGCTGTGCTGGAAATTGGCAAGCCTGGATAATCAGGTTGTGACGCAGCATTTTTCCAAAGCCTATTTGCAAGCTCCGCTACGATCTCTGGGTTCAGCGCTACCGATTTTTCCGCGGCTGAAAGGTTGTCATATGCATTAGCTAGAGAGATGCCTGTCGCCTGAATAGGTGCATATGGTGTACCGGTAAAGTCCACAGCAATACATTTTCCGGCCGACGAGCTAAAGCCAGATCCCGAAGGGCACGTAACCCCGTTCTTATCGACGCTCGACTGCGCATACCCATAGATCGACTTTGTGTAAGAAAGATTGGAGATTACTGTGCCAGGAACAGTGAATAGGTAAGTCGCAGAATATTGCGTACTACTATTTTGCGTGAAACTCGGCGTGCTGAACGACGCCGTAGGATATGAAACTAGTGTCTGGGCGAAAAAGTAGCCAAGTGCCTCTTGCGGCGTTCCAAAATAAACTGAATAGCCTGGCGCCAACCAAAGCGTTGCACCCAGCTGGACACCAGGTGATGCAATAGAAGAGACGCTTGTTCCTGGGGGGGATCTATAGACCTTGCCATCGCTATCAAAGTACCAATAGAGACCTGCACCAATAGCAACTGCAGCAAGAGTGTACGGGGCAAGCGCTGCCATTGCGCCAAGCCACGTTCCGCCCGCTGTTGCTTCGGCAGCCAAGGGCAATACGTCAGCGCTGATCGCTCTTATGGTCGTGATAATGCGCGGATCATTCGCCGCAAATCCTCGCGAGATAAGGTTTCTGGAAATGCCTTGGCCAAGCGCCGAGCTGAGCATGCTGGACTGAGTTGGAAGCGCCTGAGCTGACGCATCAGAGAATGAAAGCCCAGACAGCGACACCGCAAGCGCGATAATACATCTAGAGAATTTAAACATCAAAAGCCCTTCAATCCAGTCACGAATGCCCAGCCGCAAAGCACTCCCGCGAAGAACAGAGAGAGGTACCAAAAATCTGTATTCACTATGTTTCCTGAAATAGAAAGGGAGCGCTAAGCGCTCCCCCGTTCCTTGAATTAGATCTTCGGCTTGAACTTCGATTCGACCAGGCGTGCGCCCCACAAAACAACGCCGACACCGACCAGGAGGCCGACAATAACCAGGCCAGCCGACTGCGCATCACTCATGTTGATTGATTGCGCCAGCTCAGTGGCAGTTGTCGGAGTAGTGGTTGTCTGAGCAAATGCACTGGAGGCACCAATGAGTGCGGTCATGATGGAAGCGATACGAACGGAGTTAACAACTTTCATGGAATTTCCTATCTAGAGTAAAAAACAGTTCTACCGTCACTTAAAATGACGAAGCAAAACTGAACCTTTGAATCCGATGAGGTAGAAAAGGACTACCACTCCGAATCCAAATCCGAAGAGCCCACCGCCAGTGCTGGCATCAAATGGCAAAGCAAGTCCATCAAAAACCGACTGAGACGTTGAGAAGGGGACATACGATGTAACGAGATAAGCGTTCTGGCCAGTCGGACACACTGAAGCTGAAACTGGGCCATAGATCTGCCCATTTCCAGAACCTGGGTCTGAATCAGCGCAAACGACTAGCTGCAAAATTTGGCCTGCTGCCATAGAAAATCTCAGTTAAGCCGGCTATCTGACGATGGCTCGTAAAACGAGTGCAAAAAGAAACCTTCTCCACAATGGATTAGCGCAGTCTCCACCGCAGATTCTTCGTCCGAAAACCTTCCTGCCTGCTCAAGCCACAAGGTGAAACCGACATCCCCGAATTCAGGAAACAGAAATAAGGCAGTTTCCCGATCCTGCACAATGAAGACGCGCCGCATGACTAGGCTGCTGCTTTTTGTTTGACCATCTCGATCGGGCGCAGCTCGATGAGCATGGTTCGCTGTGCCTTACCCGTAGTTGCAATTTCAAACGTCGCTTCGGCAGTGAAGGGGAAAGTCAGATGTTTGTATTTGGAGTACTCCGTTGATGCGCCGAAGGAATGCTCGATGACCGAATAGCCTTTTGCGTTGTCCTTCGAATCGTCGAGTGGAGCTTCGGCATACACTTTAGTGCTGTCATAGCTGGCGCCATTTTCCAGCGTTCCCTTCGATGCCTTCATGCCCATGACTTTTACTTGTGCGGTGAAACGCATAACAATTTCCTTTCAGGTTTAGGTAGGCCGATTTATTTCGGAGTCTTCTGATGGCCTCATTTCAGATCCGATTTCTTCGTTTTCGAAAACATAGGTTTTCACCTGATGTCTTTCGTGGAATCCGGTGAACTTTTCTGGCGACAGCTTTGCTAATCTCTCAGGCCACAGATCTTCATCCGATTGCAGTTCTTGCAGTAAGGACTCATCGGAATCGGCCAGTCCGCGTAGAACTCGCAGATATTTTCCAAATTGAACCTTGATGATTTTCTTTGCATCTGCAACGTTGATTTCCGCGCGCCTTTGCCTCGTATCAAGCTTTTCCGCAAAGCTCTTTTGCAACAACTCAAGCCAGGGATACTGACAAAAATATGCTTCTGGTCGGATAAGGACATCCAATGGCAATACGCTATCTTTGGATTTCATTTCAAGCTCAACCCGAACCCAAGTTGAATTTGGATCTCCCTCAGCCTTTCCTTTGTCATAGCGGCGTAAATAAAGGTCGCCTGTCCGCGCGCCAACTGCATCAGTAATGCCTTTTTCGCGGCCGCGCTTTGTGTGAACGCACCCGAAGACTTGGTAATGCGGCCAGCAATCAGGTGTGCCCAAATGTCGCTTCTGGCGAACAAATTCGCCTTTGTGATAAGCAGTTTGAAATGCATCGTGACTCGGGCCGTTCTCATGCATATCAACAGCTAGATCAACGCGGCTTATTGAGACGTTACCGCCCATTCGTTCAATTCTGGAAAGCCAAAAGTGAACCCTTGAACCCGCATCGACGGGAGCATGTAGCCAACCTTCACCTGATATTGAAATTAGAAGACGGTCACTCTTGTGACCGATACAAAAAATTCCCCATTTTTGACCGATCACATAACTCTCTTTGTAGAAGTGCATGCCATAGCCATTCTTGCTGCTAATCGCAAAAGCATCGCCAAAGATCTGAGCTAAGTCATATGAAATTGCGGCAGCAATATCGTCATCGGTGAGGATGCTCTTACCGCTGAAACGCAGATAGCTGATGACATTGAAGGTCACTGACAACCAATCAATAAAGACTGTTTGGTCTTTTTCCGTGCGCTTAAGAATTTGTTTGAGTTTGCCGTCGGCGAGCACTAACTTGATGTAGTCATCATCATGTTCCCCTCTATTAGCTCGGAGGGGTTCAGCCGGCCTTGGAGCATTTTCTGAAACGCGACGTGGAGCCTCCCCGTCCTCGCGCTTCGCGCTGCGGGCGGGAAGTTCCAAGCCGCGCACGTTGCGATGAGCGTCGATAGCGCGTTTGAGTTTGCTCATAGGGCGAACTCTTTCTCTGAGCAACTGCGCTGGATCGCAGCCAAATTCACCAAGCTGTACTTTCCGATCGAGACCGTCGGCAAATAACCCTTGTTGATAAATCCCACTATCACGCCAAGTGGCAGACCAACCATTTCAGCGAATCTCTCTCTACTCACCAATGGAGATACGTAGTTAGGCAACGGGGAAGTGACAAACGGCACAAAAGAACTCAAAATCCACCTCGAGAGACAATTTCGACATCAAAGGTTACACTATAGTGTATTAATTTGGTGTATTTATTTTACACCATATAATTTGGAGCGCAAGAAAATGATTAAAACTCTTGAGCAAACAAGAATTAGCGAACGTCTGCGAGAGGCGATCCAGGAAGAGCTATCTTCTAGGGGGAAATTCACTTATTTGGCGAATAAAAGCGAAATCCCAGCATCCAACTGGAAAAACTTTTACTACAAACGGCAAGAAGCAACTGAGGAAATGATTAATTTCTGGATAAATAATTATCCCGATTGGGAGTACTATTTATTCACCGGCAATAGCGGATTTATGAAGGAGCAAAAGGCTATTTTCGGAATAACAGAACCCGACAAAGATCAATGCAAAACACTCAGAGATCGATTGAACTGGGTGATACGGGAGTGGGCATCTCCGCGAGGGGAAAAGCTTTTCAAATACCTGCAGGAGAAAAGTGGAGGGTCAATATCTGCAAAGGAATGGGCAGACGTCATTCTAGACATAGCAGATCCGACCATCGAGATGCTACAGATTGTGCTGAGCTACAGACCTCATTTTTCTGAATGGGTGCTCCTGGGAAGGAGATCGCATGAACTCAGGCAAGTAGATCCATCCGACAAAGCCATACTGCATCAGTGGCATCAAATGAAATATGTCTCAGAACAAACACTTTATGAGCTTTGGAATCAGCACAAACAAACAAAAGCTCCAGATACCGAAGAGAGGGGCCCAAATTCATGGCCATATCCAAAGTTAAAACTGGATGGCAAGCAAACATCCAACCCGGCGGACGAAGCGGCAAACGAGTTAAAAAGACTTTCAAAACGAAAGCCGAAGCAATAACTTGGGAGCGTTTCGTACAAGCCAAAGCTCAAGCAGATCCCGAATGGACTCCGCCGAAGAAAGATCTACGGCGCTTAACGGATCTGGTTGATCTTTGGTACAGGCACCATGGCTCGGGATTAAGAGATGGTGAAAGCAGAAAGCGAATCTTAATCGCGATGTGTAACTACATGGGCAATCCACACGCGGGAGAATTCAGCCCTGATCAATTCGCAGAATATCGACTAAAACGAATTGAGAAGGGGATAACGCAGAACACCATGAATAGGGAGCAAGCATATTTACGCGCCGTTTTTAATGAAAACATTCGACTCGGTCACTGGAAGAAGGACAATCCACTGAGCAAATTGCGGGCATTCAAAATTCAAGAACGAGAGCTCGCGTACTTGACCCTGCCTCAAATAACAAATTTGCTAGATCACCTAAAGCAAACCGATAACCGTGATGTACTTCTCATTACCAAAATCTGCTTGGCAACGGGTGCTCGTTGGGGAGAAGCAGAAGAGGTTCGGATCTCCCAAATCCGCAATAAACTTATTCAATTCGTTCAAACAAAATCAAGCAAGGCAAGAGCAGTTCCAATTACGGAAGAATTGGAAAACGAGCTATTGCATCACTACGAACTGTTCGGCTCCGGAGAAAGGCTTTTTCAAGCAGCCTATGAAGCCTTCCGCGAAGGAGTCAAACTTGCGAAATTAGAGCTCCCTAAGGGGCAACTAACTCATATCCTGAGACATACCTTCGCCAGTCACTACGTCATGGGTGGCGGCAATATCCTTGCCCTTCAACGAGCTTTAGGCCACCATAGTTTAGCAATGACCATCCGCTATGCCCATTTATCTCCTGAGCATTTGCAAGAAGCCAAGCAACTCAATCCCCTTGCACAACTAAATCCCCGTTGAACCTCCGTTGAACCTTGAATGAAAAAAAGGGATTCCGATTTCTCGGAATCCCTTTTAGGTACTGGTGGCCCCCCCGTGAGTCGAACACGGCACCAACGGATTATGAGACTTTCAGACTGCAAGTAGGCAAAAAGGGAAAGTGCAGTCAATTCAACGACTTGCAGCGGAAGCCATCCCATAGATCGGCTGCACTTTCCCAGCCATTTTGCCTGAATATTGCCTACTCTGGTCACGTTTTGGTCACAGCGCACAACACCAGAACGCGCGGCAAGCATCGAAAACAGGACTTTTTCTTTACCGTCCGAGATTCTGATGCCAGTCTTCGATGCATGCCAACACGTTACGAGGGGGAACAAATGAGAAAAATAGCACCGTTAGCTGCCGCAGCCGTACTCGTTGGCTGCGCCACCTGGGGGCAAATGAACGAGGGACTGCAGGGCTTGCTGGGCCAGCCTATCGAGGTGGCAATCAACAAGATTGGCTACCCTACCAGCGAGCAAACCCTTGCGGGCCGGAAGCTTTATCGATGGGGCTCATCTAGCCAGCAGATGGCATACCTGCCAACCACCACAACCACCACCGGATCTTTCGGTGCCGGCAGCGGCTTCGCCCCCTACTCCGCCACTACCACAGGCGGTACTTTCGTCCCTGTGAACTACAACTGCCAAATTACCCTGGCAGTAGATGCCAAGGAGACCATCATCCACTACGAATACAACGGGAACCTTGGCGGCTGCGAGCGCTACATCAATGCGTTGAAGAAATAACACTGCCAACTTAATTTGAACGGGGAAAAACGATGACAAAGTTAAAGGTCTATCAGTTCGAATGCTACGACATTATGTCTGACCAGTTCATCCGATCTAAACGCTGGGCGACGACGGCGGCTATCGCCAAGATTCCAGGTGCTAGTCAGATAGCGGATTCTGGAATAGAAGTGGAAGAAGATGTCGTGGACAGTGATATTGAGGGCATGACAGAGATTGGTTTCCGCCCGCCTACAGAGGGAGGGTTTCAACGCGAGGTGAAGGAGTAGAACCCCGATGTTTCTCAACGAGGAAGAACTGCTCGAACTGACCGGAAAACAACGTGCGCGCTCTCAGCAAAAAGCACTCAACCAAATGGGCATTACCTTTCATGTGCGGGCAGACGGCAAGACCTTGGTACTCGAGGAAACGATTCACCAAGTTTTTGCAGTAAAGCAATCAACCCAACCGAAGAGAGAATTCACAATGAATCTGGAAGCCGCAAAATAGAGTATTCGAACGGAAAGATCGCTCATCAGGACCGGGATAGCGCAGCAAAATCAGGCTCTACTCTGTGTTTCGCAGCGCCGGCCCGAATCTCTCCGGACATGCGCGCATCGTGCCACCCTCTCCATACCTGCGGAAAGCCGCGAATGTTCTCTACGTATGGCCAGCGGTTCCTATCGAGCCATCGCTTCATGCATGCATAGCTGTTCGGTTTGCAACCGATGAGGGTCGATAATTCTGTTGCGGTCAGGTAATCATTGATCATCAGCATTCTTTCCTTGCCGCTTAATCGGGTCCGTCTCGTCAGCTACCGCAAGCGCCCAGCTTGCCCACCGCGCGGCCAGATCGCGCTCCTCCGGCGTCCCACCCCTCGCGGCCAACTGCCTGGCATCAACGAAGCTTCTGATTTCCTGGGCCTTCCTCCATTCAGAAATCTCAAGCTGGAGCTGCGCCCTCCGCTCATCCTCCGCCCTCTTCCAGCGCGCAAGTTCCTCTTGTAATCGCTCCTCTTTGTGGCGCTGGATCGTAGTGTCCAATTCCGCCTTCTCTTGCTGCAGCCGCTCTACTCGATAGATTTCACGGTGCCGGTAGGAGAATTCAGCCACGATCAGGAAGCCGGCGACAACTTCCCTCATCTGCGCCTCTAGAGGCTCCGACGGCAAATCGCGCCATTCTGTCTTGAGGCCATGCCCTGGTTTATGACAAATCACCAGCTCGAGATCCCCGGAGCGCTCATACTCCGCCACACGCCGTGCCGTTTCATCTTCCGGCGCGCCCACATTTCGCAGCTCGAAGTGCAGCCCGGTATCCCAAATCCAAATATTCCAATTGAAGGCGTGATCTGTCGTTTTGGCTGAGTTGCCGCCACAAGACGCCAAAGCATTAAGCAACGTATTGAGGATAAAAAGCCGGCGCTTGCCCTGCTTGGTTGCAGAAATGATGGGATGGAAGTGCACATCAAGCGATGTCCCGGTCAGCTTCGGCTTCCTTCTTTCATCTCTCGCAAGGAGCTTGGATATTTCCCTATGAATCCGAGAGAGCGTTTTTCTGATAGGTGCGGCAGCTGCTAACGCATGAGCCCGAGACTCGATGAGAGGCCGGTCATCCGGAAAGGCCGGCGCGGTCAGCGGTGGCCCCTCCAGAAACACCCGGCGCCACGCACCGGCCCCCATTTTGGACTCGTCAATAAGCGGGACATAATCTGCCTGACCGAGCTGCCTATCGGGCAACGCCGCCCTTTTTACCTTCGCCCCAGGATTTACATTGTTCCAATGGTGTCGATCTGGCCGTGGAATATTAGCCGCTTCACAAGCGGCCTTAAGTTGCTCCGGCGACATGCCAAGCCGCAGTGCAATATCCTTCGCTGGCTCAGACCAAATCAGGTCGTACAGATCGGAGCGTGAGATGCGGGTCACATTAAATGCCACGGACGTTGCCCCCGTATAGAAGTGATCTTGAAACCGTCCCAAAAAGTAAGTCGGCTCACTGCGAGTAATTTTGAGCAAATATGATACCGTTAAGAAACATCCATCCATGTCTAACTTATGAATAAATCACTTCCAGTTTGGGTCACTTTCTTGAGTCCTTTCACGCTGATCGGCCCTGGTGCTGAAGATGCAAGGATGTTGGGTATGATTCCTCAAATCATCTTTCCTCCTGTTGGAAACCCTCTTCCGTTGCCTCATCTGGCCGAGGTGGGTGCAACACTAAGATCTGATGAGGGAATTCAAGCGCGGATTACTAAAGACGGCACATTAGTCATTCCAAGAACGGACAAATGCAGCTCGATAAATCAAGCTGTCGATGTAGCCAATGACATTTTTGGAACGCTACTTCTGGGAAACTTCCATGCTGAAACCGTTAATCAGACAGCAATAGTGGCGGGCTTCTTCGATGGGGAAACAAGGTCAACTTTGATCTGCAACGTCTGCGCTCACGGGATGATGCGAGCAGGGAGACATGGCTGGGAAACATCAAGCTTACTCAGCAGTCCCCGGGTCGAAAAAACAGAAGCCGTGGAGAACGCATATCTTATTGGACTAAACAGAAAAAAGCTCCTTCCAAACTTTCCAGTTTCAACATTTATCCAAGGCTACACGGGACTAATTAGGAGCAATGTATCGGACGCAATTATTGGCCTTTGGGCTACTACTGAAAGTCTCACCGAGGAACTGTGCAAACGTCACATGGGATCTCGAAAAAGGCGGCGCGAAAGCAAACATAAAACAGCTAAACTTGACTGGCGCACTCTCACAGTTGGCGAACGCCATTCTGAATTGCGCAACCGTAACGTAATTGGATCTGCCCTTCTAGCGAACCTCAATAAATGTCGATTAGCAAGAAACAATCTTATTCATAGTCAAAAAATTCCGACCTACGATGTGGCCGCATTGCTCTGGGAATCCATGGTCGATATGCTTGTGATTACGTCCTCCGATGAGTCCCTCCGAGAACTAAAATCCATAATCGCTTATGCATACAGTCCTATGGCAAAATGGTGCGCTCCGCTGAACGAACTAGTTCACCCCACTTTTGACAAACCACCGCCCAGTCTTCCCGCGGAGTTCGTGCTACCAAACTGGGACTTATGGCGCGACAGAGATCAGTAACCAACTCCACCGTTGGAACTGAATTAAAGCTCAGTACCACTCTCATTGATCACTTCTTCCCAGTCGGCTCCCACCCGCAGGCGCGGCGGCCTGTCTCGTTATGGACCAGGATCTGCGCCGCCGTATCCGGGTCCAGCTTGTCCGCCTTGGCGATCAGGATGGGTCGGAACAGCTTGCAGCTGTTGTCCACGATGACCTGAGCCTTGTCCTCTTCCAGCTTATGGACGCGTCCAGTCATCTCGCAGCCGCTGATCAACAGCATCAGCAGACAGGCCGGCAATCTCGTTTTCCACATTGGTTCGCTCCTGAGCCGCATTGGCGCTGGCTTGCGCGGTAGCGGCATTGTGTTCAGCAACTTCTTTCTGGGATTCAGCAACTTCTTGCGCGGCCTCGGCCTTGCTGGTCTTGGCCTGCTGGCGCATGAACAGGCCGGCGATGATGCCGACCAGGCCGGCCAGCCAGGGGCCGATCTTGAGCAGCAGCGCGATCATGATGCATCCTTGATTTCGATGGTGACGGGATCGCTGGTGGTGCGCAGCTTCGTGAAGAGGCGGTCGAACGCTACCTTGCTCTGACCCAACCAGTCCGGCGCAGGCGCATCACCGACTAGGATGCAGCCGTCGGTATCCTCGGCCTGGTTGCCCTGATGGATGCGGATGCCTTCGAAGCCCGGGACGTTGAGCAGTAGCGGCAGCACGCGCTTGAATCGCGGCGACATGGTGAGCACCACCTGATAGACGCCGGCGGGGATGGCGGTCCGTCCATAGACCTTCACGCCGCGCGGGCGGACGATATCCTCCAGGGTATGGCATTCGAATTTCCCATCGAGGAAAAGCTTGCCTGCCGTGCTCTGCTTGGTGCTGGGCTCACGCTGTAGGGTGAGTTTCATCGTCGCCGTTCTCAGCCGGAGCCGGCTGCTTGAGGTATGCCGCGCCGCAGATGCACACCAGGATCAGCCCGGCCACGCCCTGAGCCACCCAGATGGGCAACGTGCCGCCCAGGCCAGCGGAAGTCAGCGCAGCCCAACCAGCCATCACGGCAGCGCCGACCTTGGCCAAGCGCACACTCCAGCGGCGATGGATTGCGGCCTTGTCATCAACCAGTTGGATTTTCATCGTGTCCACCTCCCTAGCGATTGAGGCTGATTCTGCGCACGCCATTTCTCCAGGCTTTCGATCCGCAGATCCTGGCGACTGTCGTTGATTTTGATTTCCGCAATGGCAGTGGCCTGCGCTGCGCGATAGGTTTCGTCACGCTGATCGCGAGCCACCTGCTGCTGCTTGGCTTCCGCCTGTTGCTCAAGGACGCGTTCCAACTTCCCGTTCTGGCTTGCAGCGAACCAGACCAGCGAGCAGAGAGTGGAAAGCACCGTGAGGCAGAATGGATAAATCCACACGGACTGCTTGCGCTGCTCCTGGTCTTTAACCTCCGCCATCAAAGCCCCCAGACGGTCAACTTCACCGCAGTGCCATCAGGTGCAGGAGCCTGCCCGATGACGCCGGTAACCAGGTCTGCGGTTGTGGACGCGTTGCAGGTAACGGTCAGCGTTTTGCCACCGTTGCTGAAGGCCCAGCCCATCTGATACGAGGCAGTAGCGTCATTGACGATGAGCTGCACGCTGTCCTGGAATACCTCGGAGAACAGCGCATTGCCGGTAGCCAGGCCATCATCGGTCAGATGGAACGTGGCAACACCGCTTTCCACCGTGGCGCTCTTGAATACTGGGAACGTGGCATATTTCGGCGCGCTCAGATCAGCAATCTGGCCAGCCAGTTCGGTAACGGTAGGAAGCTTGGGGCGGGTATCGGCATACCCGGAAATGATCGAGTCCCACGCGGATAGGAATTCTGCCTTGCTGGTGATTATCCCGTCTTCAATCTCGGCCATCGTGGTCACGAACGCTTCAACGATAGCCTGTTTGAAGTTCCAATAGCCTTCGAAGATGCCGATGATTTCCGCATTGGTGAAGACGCCGAAGCCATCTTGAAGATTGAAGGTCACAGCGCGCTGAGCAGTTGGCTCTTCACGTAATGCGGTGGAATACCAGTACGGCCAGTTTTCCTGTGCATACACAAACGCGATCGAGCCGGAAACATACGGCTGCGAATTCGCGGCAGAGCGGGTCTCGCGCGCCAGCTGTTGCAAGCCCTCCTTGTTCCAGTACCAGCCGCCATTGACCACATCCCAATACATGGCCTCGCTCTCCGGAACATCCAGAACTTCAATGTAGCCAGGGGGTACGGGAACCATTGGGGGGTTCGTTTGAAATTCAAGCTTGCCCGTAACTTCATTGACGTAGTAGGCCATGACTCACTCTCCCCCTGTTGCGCTGAGTGCTCTCAGCTCATCTAGCGTGTTGCAGACATCGGCAGCATCGGTAATGTCGCGCAGGCGCTGCTTCTCAGCGATAACTGCTGAATTGTCGGCACCAGACTCCAGATTGCGCTGGAATTCAATATCCAAAGCTGCCAGCAGTGGATCGCGCTCGCGCCGAAGACGGGCCTTGGTGATTTCCTTGGCCTTCTCGAAATTGGTCTGGATCATGCTGGATACTCCCATGCGTCACGGAAAGTGCGATCAGTGGGGATCACGCTGACATCAACAATTTTGAATTCGGTCCCAGGAGGAAGGTCTTTAGCAGCCAGTCTGCCTAAAAACTCTTCATCAGTTTCTGGCCGATATTGGGACGGAGAAACAATATTCCCCTCATCGTCAAGAACTTCGTTGGCTATCTTCAAATGCTCCCTCGCATTTTCAGCAGGAATAAGAATGCCAACTCCAATGTGACCTGATTCATCCGCAGGAAGCGGGTAAATAATTCGTTTGTCCATTAGGTCACCGCTAAGCAAATAGTTGGGAAATCAATTCGTGTTCCTGCTCCCGCAGCTTCTGCGCCACTCTCAATCACAATCGCCGTAGAGCCTTGAGAAAAGCCGCGACAAGTTCTGGGGCTGCCGCCAGCCAAAATTGTCGCGTCAGGAATAAACGTAATTTTCATCGCGCCCGATGCATTTACAGTACTCGTGAAGTTGACCGTATAGAGACCAACGCCAGTGTCGCCAACAGTCGTTACGTTGTACGAATCGCGGATCGTAATAGCCCCGGTGCCATTGAAATTGACCCAGGCACGATCAAGATTTTTTGCAATGGGCGGCGTGGAGAATGTTTTGGTACCGGCGATTGTCTCTGCTCCTGCCAGGTGCACCACCAATGCATCCAGCGCCGCCAATGCAGCCGACACAAAAGCAGTGTTTGCAGCATTCTGAGAGCTGTTCCCTGCGGCCACATTGGGGATTTGGGGAGACAGTGAAAATGTCTTTGTCCCGCCTATCGTTTCATTCCCCGTTTTATGAACGAGATCCGCCGGATTGATTGATGCCGCTGCTGCCACTGCTGCTGCCGCTGCTTCCTGCGCAAGTGCAACATTTTCAGCATCCGTGGTACTGATTGTCAGATTGCCAGCGGCATCAAAAGCAAGGATGGTATTTGCCCGCTGTGCGGCAGACTGGGTAATCGACTGGTCGGCGGTGGTGGTGAAAGGCAGCTTGATGGACGCCTTCTGGCTTTGCGCCATCTGCTGCAGAGCCAGCCAGAGGCGGTCGAAATCGCTGTTCACCGTGGGTGAACGGAAGTCGCCATTCTGCTGATAGTCGGTCTGGCGGTCGAATGCCAGATTCATCCGTGCGACGACATTCTCTCCGCCGACCATGGGCGCAAGGAACGTGATATTGCCGCCATTGTTGGCTCCTACACCAGACAGGCTGTAGTCCGTGCCGATCACTTTTGCAACACCATTGACAAGCACCGTCATGTCATCGGACTTGATGATCTTGAAGGTGTAAGGGAATACCGTCGCACCAGGAGCGGCGGTATATTCATTGAACGGTGGATTTGCTGCTGATACGGTCACGGCGGCCTCGCTGACTAGAGCGCCGTGCAAGGCGCTCAGGTTTCGAGCGTTACTTCATAGACGCCCGTTGATTGACGCCAATCTTCCCGCCTATCGGCAGTCGGTTTCCCGACTAATTTATTAATGCGCACAGGGGCCTGCTCCACCGCGCCAGCGCCGCTGTCCAGGAAGTCGTCGGGCTGCTCCTTGACCTCCGGCTTCCAATCCTTCATCTGGTCCCACAGCGGACCGTTGAGCACATCGATATGCGCCCACAGGACGCCGGACTTTAGCGGCCCTTCCAGCGATCCCAGAATGCGCTCATTCTTGTTCGTGCTTTCCTGTATCTCAGTCACGCCCACGGCCAGGCCGCGCTGCTTCAGGGCGCGCTGCAGCAGCTTGCCGGCGAAGCTGCCCACGCCGTTGGTCTCCACATAGACGTGCAGGATGTTGGCCTTGGCGATGATGTCGCAGGCCTGCAGCACCTGGCCGGATTCGATGACGGTATTGCGCGAATCGCTGAAGACGGCGAAATCACCCGTCAGCTCTTGGCAGACGTGCCAGTAGTGATTACCCAGGCTGTCGTCGTACACCACCGACAGAGCCGACGCATCGCTCTTCTTCTTGCCCAGCGATGGATCCCAGTAAGCGCGCCCGCTGACGATGTGCGTCTTGCCCAGCATCATGCGCACCGCGCGGTTCGCATACTCCAGGCGAGGCTGCACGTCGTAGGCCTTGATCAGTTCCGGGTCAAGGCGGCTCTCGTTGATCGGCTTGGCTTCCAGCATATATTGGCTGTCCCAGTAGTTAATGGTCCGGGTCTTCTTGCGGCGGCGCTCTACGTCGTCCCGGGTGAATCGCTCCGGCCAGGCGCAATGTGCGTAGATATCCAGCAGCTTGCCGGGCGGCTTGGTGAAGACGATATCCTGGCTATCGACCGTGAAATCCTCGCCCTGCACCAGCAGCTTGGCATGCTTGTGGATGCCGACGAAGACATACAGGCCGTCATCGCCAGGCTTAAAGGGGAAGCGGTACCGCAGCCGTGCGGCGGTTTCCTCATAGCGGATGGCCGACTCGAAGAGGGGAATCTTCAGCGAGGCCGCGCCGTTCTCGATCAGCTCAGGGTAGATCGAGTTGTGCGTGTGCGGCGTGCCGATGTAGGTCTCTTGCCCGCCGGGGACCAGGATGAAGGTGGCCTCCTGAATCTTGTCGCGCAAGTTCTCCCGCGCCTCGGCGGTCTTGATGTTCTTCGGCACCTCGACGTCGTCATAGTCGATGCTCTTGGCGCGCGCAGAGGTCACGTTCTGGTCCACGCCGGTGGCCGTCATGCTGGCGTTACGCGCATCTACCGATCCCATCACCCAGAACATCTGCGCGCCCGGCTTGGTAGGCAGCATGCCGCCGCACAGCGGATGCCGGCGCAGGATGTTGATGGTGTCGCGCGTCAGCTTGGTGGCCAGCTTGCCGTCGGCAGCCCAGATCAGGGATACCCAAGTGCGGTCGCAGTAGAGCTGCCAGGCTTTGTACACCGCGAAGATGGACGACTTGGCCGCGCCACGGAAGACCTGGAGCACGCGCACAGGATCGTCCGTGTGCTCCAGCCAATGGCAGACCCGCACGTGCAAGGTTGGCACCTTCCACTTCATCACCTTGGCCCACAGGAGGAAGAAGGCCAGGAAGCTGATCGGCTTATTTTCCATGGACCTTCTTATCGAATACCGCCTTCTTTGCCCCGCTCTGGATCTCGGCAAGCATCTTCTGCGCTTCCTTTTCGGCGCGCGCGATCTCGGAATCCAGGCCTTCGTCCTCTGCTTCCTGCACCTCTTCGGCATCCGGCGCGCCGCTTTCTATGCCGCCCATCCGGATTCGGCCTTGCAGGCTGGTGGTCTTCATGAAAAGCGTGATGGTGCCAGCCGCCACTTTTTTGCACCAGTACAAGTCGCCCCTCGTCTTCTGGTCCATCTGCGCCAGCGGAATACCAGCGCCCGGCCACTTATCTGGATCGGCCTCGGTCAGAAACACATCCATCAGCTTTTCGCTTAGCCCCTGCAACCGCAGGTATTGGTCTTGCCGCATTATCGTCCTCCAATCATCGAAAAGTCCGGTGCGCGATCCGGTGCGCCGGTGCCAGGTTTCCACCAATAATCCTGCCCCCAGTCCTTGCGCGCGCGCTGCTGCATACGCGACAGGTAGCCCGGCGACAGGTTCTCTTGCAGGGCATGCAGGCCAGCATGGTCCAGTGCCGCCTTCGCATACCACAGGTTCACATACGGAAGATGGGATCGGGCCAGGGTCAGCGCTTCCGCACCGGCATGCGTCTCCTTGCCCGCCGCCGCCTTGTCGATATTCCCCTTGATCACCTTCAGGCCTAGGTCTGCCGCCGCGCCCACCGTTGGTCCTGCCAGGCCGCTGATGGTCTTGGATGCATACTGCCCTGCCTCTTCCGTGGAATCAGCCAACAGGATATCCCCCATGATGGACAGCACACCCCCTTGCGCGATGGCCTTCAGCCAGAACTTGCCAGTGGTCATGTCAGCCGGGTCTTTGCCGGCGGTGATCTGCTTGGTCTGGTAGGCAATGGCACCAAGCACACCCAAGGATGCGAACAGCGCGCCGGCATAGGCCACACGATTAGCGGCGATAGGCGCGCCCTCCAGGCCCTGCGGCGTCTCCATCATGCGACGCCAATGCCGCGATACCATGGCGATGGGGAAGCTCTTGAACTGCATGACCGAACGGGCGAGCTCGCCGCGCACGGTCCCGCGCTGCTCACCGCCGCCACTGGACATGGTGCGCGTGGCCAGGTCAGGATTGAGCACGGCATATTCCGATTCGTCCGTGATCATGCCCAGAACCTTGGCCACCACACGATCAGCCTCCGGCGATCCGCTGGCCCGGATGGCTTCCGGCGTCAGGAACTCAGCGCCACGGTGGACGGTGAGCTGGGCCTGCTGCATCACGGCCCAGTCGGCATCGGTGATGCCCTTGCTGGTCATGCGCCATCGGTCGTATTCCGAGAGGTTCGCCCAGTCCGTTTTGCTCAGCTTGGCCAGGCCGTTCATCATGGTCATGGAGAAGCTGCGGCGCAGGGTGTCCGTCCAGGCATTCATCAGCGACAGTTTCATGGTGCTGTTGGCGATGCGGCCAGACCAGTTGTTCTTGATGTTGTCGCCGCTCCAGCGGTTCAGGTCGGAAACCATCGTCTCCGCGATGATGCCGTGCATGGTCAGGAAGTCTCGGGTCTCGCTGCTGGCCTGCGCGGCGATGTTCTTGAGCGCGTCCCAGTAGGACAGCTTGTTGAAGCCGGTGGTGACGAAGTGCGTCCCCAGGTCGGTGATGCTGGTGAGCACTGCGCCCTGCAGCTTGCCGAAGGTCTGGATGTTGCGCAGGTCCTGGCCTATCTGGGCGATGTTGCCATTGTCGGCCATGCCAGTCTTGCCGCTGACCACATCCCAGTAGGACTGCGGGCGCAGGCCGAACGAGCGCTTGATACCGTTATCAGCCTTCTCGGCCAGGTCGAACTGCAGGCGCATCTGCTGCTCAGGGTTCGGGCCGTACCGTTCGACCAGCCCGATATCCCGCGACATGCCGCCGACGTGACCCAGCATGGCGTCGTACATGCTGCCGCCGCCGTACTGGCTCAGATAGGTGAGATAGGCATCGGCATCACGGAAATGGATTTGCCGACTCTCCGCGCCCGAGTTCGCGCGCGCGCCACGCCCGCCGCCCTGCCCAGGCTCGATCTTGTTGATGCCGCCACTGGCCAAGGTCTCCCATGCCTTACTCAGCAGTGCCGATACCTGCGCATCGCTCATCAGGCTGCCGTCCTCCAGCACGTACTGCCGACGGTCCAGCAGCGGCATGGTCTTCTGCACCCAGTCTGCCTGGGCAGCTTGGTCGCCCTTCCCGCGCACGCGCCCCTGATCGTGCGGCTGGGGCAAGTACCCATAGTCCAGCCTGCCCACGTCGCCACCGGCAGCATTGAAGCGCTGGCGCATGCCCTCGATGGCATCCAGCCAGGCCCGTGCGCCCTGCTGCGCCAGCTGGTTGCCGGTGACGCCAGATGCGTTGTTGAAGATTTCGCGCGCCAGGTCACGGCTCATGGTGGGATTCTCGGCATCGAACAGAAGCATTAGCCCCTGGCGGCCAATGCCAGCGCCCTGCTTGCTGGTGGCCGCATCCATCAGATCGACCAGCCGCGCCATGTTCTCCCGTTTGATCCCCTCGATATACAGGCTGGTCTGGTCCAGCTCATGCACCAAGGCCCGGCTGCGCCCGGTGGCGTAGTTGGCCACGAGGTCGCCCACGCGGGTCTCCATCGCAGCGGTGCGCAGAATCTGCAACTGAGCGCGCTGCACCTTGAGCGCGGCAGCGGCCTGGATATCCTGCATGCCGGCGGTGGCGGCCTCCAGCACGCGCTGGTCGGCTGACTTGGCGGCCCAGCCGTTCGGGTCTTGCCGTGCCAGCCGACGCATGTTGGCGCTCATGGCGTCATCGATCTTCTGGATTTCGCTATCGGTCAGCGCGCGGCCAGCGGCCTGCTGCACTGCTTGTCTGCATCGTGGGTGCATGTTTTCCTCTCGTTAAGAATTGCGCAGGAAGCATTCGGCGGCCACCTGGAGCAGGCCAGCATCCTTGGCCTCGGCGGCGGCCTCTTCCTTCACCTTGGCCAGCGCTTCGGCCAGCGGCATGGGGCGGTCCATGCCTTCCAGCTGCACTACCATGTCCGGCGATAGGCGGGCAATCTCGGCGGTCTGGCTGTCCAGAACTGCGGCAGCTGCACCTGCCTGGCCGCTCGAGTCGGCAGCCGGCTTTCCACCTTCAGCCGCTTGCGGTGCGGCTTTTGGGGATGCTGGTAAATTTTCAGGCGCAGGTGTACCACCAGATTTACCGCCCTCGGCGGCGCCAGATTTGGCACTTTCCGGCGCGCGGGCGGCCGGAATCTCGCCCAGCGCCTGCTTCACGGCCAGCGCGCTGCGCTTGGGCGTCGGCGCATTGATGGCCGCGCGCTGCTCTCGAACCTGCGCGATCTGCTGGTCCAGCTGCGCGATATGCTCATTGGCGCGGGTCGCCTCGGCATTGCGGTCGATCTGCTGCTGCAGGGAGTCGATGCGCTGATTGACCTCGGCGGCGCGGCTGTTCAGCTCCTTGGTAGCCGTGGCCAGCGCCTGCTTGTAGCTGCCGCCCTCGGCCTGAATCTCCTTGGCGCGTGCGCGCAGTGCGGCGTCGTCGGTGGCTGGGATGGCCTGGCGCAGGCTGGCGATCTCGTCACGCATGGCGCGGATAGCGCCAGGCTCGGCCACGTTTCCAGCATCCTCCAGCAAGGTGGCGCGCATCGTCTCCATCTTGGTGCCGAAGTCGTCCAGCAGACGGGCCTGGGCCAGGTTGTCGAGGTTCAGGGTATCGCTGACTGCCACCCGCTCACCAGCGCCCAGCTGGTCAGCCGCCCGGGCAAAGGCGGCAAGGTGCTGCTCCGCGCCGACGATATCAGCCGGATCTTTCAGGTTCCAGGAATTGACGGTGTCGCGGATCAGGCTGACGCGGGCGGCGGCCACGGCTTCCGGATCAGCGGCGGCAGCCCGGCCAGCAGCATCACCCTGGCGCTCGGCAATGAACCGATCTGTGCGCTCCAGGTAACCCCGCGTCTCTGCCGACGGCGGTGCCTTGCCCGCGCGAACGGCCTCCCCCGCCTTGGTGCCGCCGTTGTAGTGCGCCAGCGCGGCGCGCCAGTCGCCCCCGTACTGCTTGCCCAGGTCAGCCAGAAAGGCTGCGCCAGCATCGATGGAGGCAACGGGGTCGCGCACGTCGCCCTTGCCGTACTGCGTCCAGGTGGAATCCATGAACTGCATGATGCCCTTGGCACCCACCGGCGAGGTGGCGGCGCTGCTGCTGGAGCGCTCACCGGCATTCTTCGCGGCCAACAGAACTTCCGGCGGCACTCCGGCGCGCTGCGCCGCCGTGACGGCATAGGCATCCAGCCGGGCATCGTCGTAGCGCAGTGCCTGGCGCTCGTTCATGCCCATCTGCACCAGCTCGCGGGAGGCAGCAGCGTCCATCGGTGCAGCCGCCGGGCGCGCGCCGCGCATGCTGCGGGAGGCGTAGGCACCGAACCCAGCGGGAATCAGAGTGGAGACGGCCAGGCCTACCGGGTCGAAGGGGTCATACTGCTCCGCGATCTTGTCGTAACCGGCGTTCTGGAGGATGGAGCGAGTAGCAGCCTGCTGAGCGATGAAGCCACCAGGGCCACCGGCAGCGATCAGGCCGACAGTCTGCCCGATGCTCTTGCCGGCCACCGGCAGCGCGGTGGCGAGTGCTGCAGCGCCACCGGCTACTGCGCCTGCCTTCGTCCGGGTCTGGAAATCCACGCCCTCGGCCTTCAACTTCTCGGCCTCCACGAAGGCCTCATCCGTGCCGGTGAGCACCGCACCGGGGATAGGCGTCCCCAGCACCGAGTAGGCAATGGCCTTGACGCCGAAGCGACCCAGGCCGAACAGGATGTTCTCAGCCACGTTGCTGGTGGAGGCATCCGGCATCATGGTGCGAGCAGTGGCGCGCAAGCCCGTGCCAGTCTGGCTGGTAAAGGCCGCTCCGGACTGCACATCTTCCCGTGCTTTCTGCCCCTCTGCTCCGGCCACGCGCTGCTGCATGTCACTGTCGAACAGCATGGCGGGGTCGGCCTGGATACCATAGCCCGCTTGCACCGATCCGAACGCGCCCAGCATGTCGGATCCGAATGCCGCAGACTCGGTGGCACCGGTGGCCACACCCTTGGGCAGCGCCTTAGTGGTATTCCATAGGCTCAGGCCGAAAGACGGACGGGCGGGCGGCTCGGCCACCGGACGGGCCACGCGGTCATCCAGCACCTTGTCGGTGCCGTCTTGGAACATGTTCTCGATCATGGGGCGATCCTGATGGTGATGCGCTGGCCCTGGCTATTCGTCACCAGCGTGCCGCCGGCCTTGACGTTGTAGCGGCCCTGGCCGGCGCTGATGAGGGCGGCATTCGGGAGCTGCTTGATGAAGTCGGCAACCTCGATAGGCTGGCGGCCCGCATAAACCTTGTCCGTGGTCTGGGACGCGATATCCGCCGGCGTGATGGCCTTTAGGCGCTTGTCGAAATCGCCTTCTTCCATGCCGCGCGGCAGCGGAACCTTTACGCCGTTGCGCTCCACGATGCTGCCGACGGTCAGGCGAAGTGCGCGCGCTGGGTCGGAGCTGCCGCCATCGGCCACGATCCCGGCATTGATCAGGTATGCGGAATCGATCACCTGCTGGCGCACCTCTTGGTTGGGGAATGCATCGCCCACCAGGTTGGCGATGCTGCCGCGCCAGCCGGTCTCCTTGGCCGTGTCCATCATGATGGCCTTGTCGCGAATGGCGCGGTCGCCACGCAGGAGCAGTTCGCTGCTGTACCGGCCCTGGGTGGTGCGGTCCCCGGCCAGCATCATGGCCAGGCCCAGGATGTTGTCCTTGTCGTGCATCTGCTTGGCCATAGCCGCAAGGCGGTCGGCATCCGGGACGATGGTCCCGATGGTGGCCAGAGCGCTGGACTGCTGGTCAGGCGGCAGCATGCGGACCACGCGGGCAATCTGCGCGGCCTCGTCGGGCTGGAGCGGCGACACCTTCCGGCCTGCCGCGATCTCGACCTGGCCGATCTGGCTCATGCGCTGCGCCAGCACCTGCTGGGCGTCCTGGATGTTGTTCAGTTGGATGGTGGGCGCGTCCTTGATCACGCCACGCTCTTGGGCGGCCTGCCAGGGGTTATCGGAATATGCCTTCTCGCTGGCAGTCAGGATGCTCTTGAACTGCTCGGTAACCTTCTGATCCTGCGGGGTGACGCCAATGGAAGGATCGGAGCCCGCTGCGTTCATGCGCTCCACCGTGGCGCGCATCTGCGGCAGCGGCAGCGAAGCGAAGCCAGCCACCTTGCTCTGCGACTTCACCAACTCCTGCGCCTGCTTGGCCATCTTTGTGCCGGCGGTCGTCTCAGCCAGATCATTGATGGCCTCGATGGACAGGTAGCGGCCTTTGCTCACCAGGTCGAATACCGTGTTGTAGGCGTCCACGGCCTTGTTCTCGCGCGCATCCTGCTCCCGCTGCGCGCGGTCAGCCTCGCGCTGGGTGGCAGCGTCGATGCCGTTCAGGTAACCGTAGGCCTTGGTGACGAGCGCCGTGCGCTTGGCCGGGTCGATAACCTCGCCATCCGGCCCCTGGATCTTCTCCAAAGCGGCCTGAACCAGCCCCTTATCGCCGGACTGGGCTGCGCCCTCCAGCGTGGCGTTAGCGAAGTTGAAGGATGCGTTCTCCTTGAATCCCTGCTTGGCCTTCGCGATCTGGATTGAGTTCCATCCGGCCTTTGGCCCCATCGTCTCCACCAAGCTGTCGTACTGGCCGATGGACCCTGGCAGGTCGCGCATGGCCTGCCGCTGCAACGTCTCGCCAGTGTCGAGGATTTGCGCACCGATATCGGATTCCGTCTTCTTGATCGCCACGCCCTGCAAGCTGCGCGACATGCTGCCCATGGTGGTGGTTATGTGGGAATCAATCGTCTCTTGCTGGAAAGGATTCAGGCCTTCCGTGCGGGCCTTTCGTGCGTCGGCAGCACGCGCATTGAAGGCGTCCATAGCGTTCTCGGGCTTGATGACGCCACCAGCAATGTCCTTGGCCACCGAGTCATGGATATCGTGCAGGTCGTTGTTGAGGCTGGCCAGCGAGGAAACCGCCTGCATTCGCTGCTTCTGTTCATCGACTGCCTGGAAGGTGGCGGCCAGCTGCTGGCCCGCCCGCGCGACGTTTTGCAGACCCTGGTTTTCCGCCTGAGCAGGTGCGAGCTGCGCGGCCTGCTGGGGCTGGGCGATGGCGTTGCCGAAATTACCGAGTTGGATTTGCATGTTGTCTGCTCCTTATCGGATGCTCAAGGCGTTGGAAGGGGCGGTCACGCCGGTGCCAAGGCCGCTGGAACCGGCACCATTCGTGCCGGACCAGCCTTTCCCGATGGTCGCGGCAGCACTCAACACCGTCGCGCCCGCGTTCAGATACCCCCCGGTCAGCGCATCGCCGGCGGCGCTGGATAGCGATGCCGCGCTGGTGTTCAGCGAGCTGGAGCGGCGCGAACCGGTCAGCAGCGCGGTCTGTGCATCGTTTTCGGCATTCAGGTCGATGGTGTCATTGATCGTGACGGCAGTACCCTCGCCCACCGCCACGCCTGAGCCGGCGAGTTGGGAGCGCGCAGCGGCCTGTTGTTGGCTGGCGGCCTTGCGGATCTTCTCGGCCTGGGCCACGGCAGCGTCCTTCTCATAGGCGGCCTGGTTAGATTCCTGCTGGGCCTGCGCTTCCAACTGTCGGGATTGGGCCTTGCCGGACTGGATCGCGGCATAAGCGCCAACTGCGGCAGTGGCGGCCAGCGCCACGGTGGTTGCGGAAATTCCTCCGGACATGAGTCATTCTCCTGTGATGATGTTGGTGGTGAATTCGGGATCTCGGTGCGACATCAGCATTTCCGTGTCGTCCGTGAATTCGGCCTCGGCATCCTCTACGGTGCTGGCCTGGGTGGCGAAACTCATGACAATGCTGGTTTCGCGGTGCGTCATGAACACCTGCTTGCGACCGGCGCTGGCGGGCATGATGCCGAAGCCGGTGATCCGGACCTTGTCGCCCTGGCCGCGCACCACCTCGACGTCGCCGCTGATGGTCAGGACGGTGGCAATCTTCACCAGCGCGCCGGTCAGCACCACGCCAGCAGGGATCGTGATCATTCGGGTGAACAGGCCGGCGTGAAGGATATTCACGGTGCGGATGGGTATCTGCGGCAGCTCCAGCATGCGCTGCTCGAATGTGGCCACGGCATCAATGGCCTGCGGCGGCATGGCCGGGATGCTTGGGCTATGGGTACGAATTCCGGTCATGTCAGCCCCTTGAAGAAGACATGCGAGGCATCGCGATAGCCGACGCCGGGCAGCACCTGCGCCAGTTGGCCATCCAGTGGCGCGCTTGCCATCAGCCCGACTGCGCCAGCTTCACGGGCCAATCCCTCCGCCGCGCGCAACAGGCGCAAGCCAGCCCCGGTACTGCGATGCTCGCTGGCCACGAAGAAGGATTCGCTGACAGCCACGCAGCGCCCGAAGTGCGGCAGCACCGGCGTGAGCACCAGCATGAAGCCGATCAGCCGTCCATCGGCCAGGCGCGCGGACAGCGCATGCAGCAGGCCAGCCGATTCCATACCCAGATAGGTGGCGAACTGCGGATTGATAGGCCCGATCTCATGGTTTGCCGATTCCGCACCGTATTCAGCCAGCAGCACCGGAAGCTCTGGCGCGTCGATGATTTCTGCCAGGTGGCAGCGCTTGATCTCAATTCCCAAAGTAGGCCTCCAGTCCAACAGCGCAGCGGACGAAGCCGAAGCCCTCGTACAGCTTCGCCACGCATTCATCATCCACACCGGTAGATGCGCCGGCATATGCCCACGACGCGCCTACCAGGCGCGCCCACTCCTTGAAGCTGTTGACCAGCCTGGCGGCTGCCCGGCTTCCGCGATGCTCTGGACGCACGTAGAAGCTGATTTCCTCGACCACCAGGTCCGTGCTGCACCAGGCGAACTGCGCCACCGCAGCAATGGCACCCACGATCTCGCCGCCCCGCTCAGCCATCAGCACCAGGCCGCGCGGCGACTCGATCAAGGCAATCAGCATGGCCTCCACCTTGGTCTCGCTGTAATTCAGTCGGCTCCAGCGCGGGCTTTCTTCGTGCATAGCCCGGCCCATGGCCAGCAGCACCGGCATGTCATCAAGGGTTGCAGGTCTGATCATGGGTTCACCGTGAATTTGCGGATGATGGCCAGCACATGGAACGGAAGCGGCTCAGACTGCTCCAGCACGATGGGCGAATCACCGCGCTCCCAGCCGATCAGGCCCACGTTGTCCAGGCCGGAATAGGCGACCAGTGGCGCGTCCAATAGCTCGGCACCGAACTTGCGCTGCGTCAGCGCTATCCCGTTGATCGTGCCGCCAATGGTTTCATGAAGTAGCGCCGTGACCTGGTTCGTGTTCATGTTGTTGCCCTGGGCAGAACCGACGCCGGTCTGGATTTCGGGGCGCAGAGGGATGATCCGTGCGGTGTACGGCAGGCCGATCTGAACATTCTTCGCCGCGTTGGGCAGGTTGATCTTGCCGCCTGAGACCGTGAACCCGCCGGCGAATGTGCCATCGGCCAGCACATGCACCTCCTTGCCCTCCAGGTGATCCAGGCCGGTCCACTGGGTTTTCCCCGCCCCATCCGTGCCAACAATGGCTGAATCGGTCAGTAGCGAGCTATCGAAGCGTTCGATGTAGCGGCGAACAGCACCGTTGACAGTGCGCCGCACGCTCACCCACACCTCATCAATCCCGTTGTTCGGAATGCTGGCCACGGACTCGTAGGCTCCATCGGTGGACTGCGGGGACCAGGCAGTAACGCCCTCATCTCGGTCGATAGTCAGGGTTGCCAGCTGGCCGTCGCCGCGCACGCACCAGAGGCGTCCATCAGGTTCTTGCTGGTAGGCCATATCCACCACGCCGGACTGGGTGATGTGCTCGGCCAGCGTGGTGACGTTGGGCGATGGGAACGAGTCCGATGCGTAGTTGTAGGACATGGCACGCACCTTCTTGCCGGTGCGGGTGACGTAGAACAATTCCTCACCGATCTGTACCGGCTTGACCGTATTGCAGCCGTACCGCGTGCGCGGCTTTAGCTGGGGGTTGGTGGGCGTCAGCGGCTTTTCCACGCCGCCGGACGCCGTATATTCCCCGCCATAGGTCAGCATCAGCAGCACGCTGACGGCAGACATGCGGGTGATCGGGTTGATCTTGCCGGTGCTGGGGAGCGTGAACGCATAGGCATCGTCGTCCTCGGTGCCGGTGGTGAAGTCAAAGAAGAGACCGGTCTTGCTTCCCCACAGTGTCTGCGGATAGCTGGGCGATCCGGCCAATACCAGGCGCTGCTCGTAGAATTCGCCGGTGCGCGGATAGCCGTCGTATGGGTTCCAGGTTGCCCCCATCATCTTCCATGCGCCAGCCGGCGCAGCCACTATCGAATCCATGGCCTGAATGATCTTGGCGGTGACGCGGGCGGCATCAGTGAAGGCGATGATCTGCGCCAGGCCACCATTGACCGACACGAACTTGCCTACATCGGCGGCCACAAAGCCGTCCAGGCCAACCGTCAAAGTGATGTTTGCTCCAACCGGGTCTTTTGCGCTGGGGGTCAACGGTGCCTGGGGCGAATCACGCTGTATCCACTGGAAGGCCGCCAGGCTGGTGGAGGCGAATTCCGAGGTGATTGTGGCGGTCACCACCGACGGCGATACAAACGCCGTGATCAGCGCAGAGCCGCCGTCGGACGTGATGCGCCGTCCCACACAGCTGGTGGTGAAGGCTGCGCCCGATGCCGTAAAGGTACGGCCAGCACCCACCGTCTTGTTGCTGATAGTCATGGTCAGGTTGTACCGGTCCCCCACCTCATCGAATGGCAGCGTGGTGAACGGCGCATTGTTGATCGTCCAGATGGCAGCAGCCAGGCGGCGCAGGCTTTGCGGATAGATCTGCGGATGGAACAGCAGCATGGTGTCAGCGCCCTGCGTGTAGTCCAGCTCGCGCAGCATGTCCTCGGTGTAGGGCGTGGCCAGCTCAAAAGGAACCCCGCCGCTCATAATCTGGCCGCCGCCCTGGTTGTAGAACCGAACATACTGGTGGCCGAATTCCAGCATGTAGGCCTGGGTGGTGCTGAAGACGAACGGAATCATGCGGCAGAAGCGGTCCGGATACTTGGCCTGCGCTTGAATTCCGCTGCCGTAGCGACGGAATGCGCCACCATGGATCGTGACCAGGCAATTAAGCAGAGACAGCGCGCCATTCTGGTAGCGGCTGATATCGACTCGACCGAAGCACTTGGGCGTGATCTCGCCGGACGTGAAATTGGTTTGATTCAGATCTACGCGAGGCATGGGTGGCTCCTATCAGCTGAACCGCGATTCAACGAACGAGCCTTCCGCGAATTCCTCCGGAGGATCGTCCTGGCCGTCCACAGCCTTGGCCACCTTCATCATGCGGTCCAGTTCCGCAATCATGCTGTCGCGCAGGGTGGTGGAGGTGGTCACCGGATAGCACATCGCTGCCGCCATGGCCTGCTCCATCACGCCAACCAGATTGGAACTGTAGGTACCGGGGACCTCGTTGCGGAAGACGTACACCAGCGGCAGCGCAGTGACGTTGGCCAGAATGCGCGTCCCCTCGGTGCGGAATGGAATCGTGCAACCCTCGCGGCCCACCTGCACGGTGCGCAGCCAATCGGCGGGCAGCTCAAACTGGGCCTGGAAGTCGAAGGCCGGTGCCTCGGTCAGCGGTGACAGCAGCACCCGGCGCAGAGCGCACTTCCAGGGGTGCGAGCGCAGCACCGAATCGCGCACCGAGGGAAACAGATTGGCCGCCAGCGTGACCTGGTCGCGCTTCTCGGAGAAATCGCTGAACGACTTGCCGCCCAGCTTCAGCAGCGCATTGGAGCAGATGGAGACAGGAGTAGCGTTTGACATGATCCACCATGAAAAAAACCGGGAGCAAGCGCCCCCGGTTTGGAACCCGCACGGGGCGGGCAACACACGACTAGAAATCAGTCGTTCACGTATTCGATTTCAAACTTCAGCGGCTGGTTGGCAGCCAGCACAGCACCGGCCACGGTGGCGTACACATCCACCTCTTCGGTGGTGATGTATTCCAGGCCGCTGGCGATCAGCGCACCGTTGTTAGCCGACTTCTGGCCAGCTGCGGCAACGTCGATGCCCGAGGCGATGGCAGTTGCGCTGGCGACCACCTGCGTGGCAGTGGAGCGCGTGCCGATGCTCAGGGTGCAAGACGCGGTGCCAGCTGCGCAGCTCACCAGGTTGTTACCGGTGAAGCGGCTACCGGCGGGGACGCGACCAATGAAGATCGTGTCACCGATGGCCAGCTGGGCGTAGGTAGTCGGCATCTTCGATGCCAGGATGCGCTTGCGACCGAACGACTCATGCGGCAGCAGCTTGGGGGTGCGGTTCACGATCTTCGCGCCCTGGGTGGTATTGACTTCAGCCATGGAAGGCTCCTTTCAGATGATCAATGAAGTTGGGGCCAGGGCCGAATTAGACGAAGTCGATGGCGACGACGCCGTATTCCCAGACGCGCACAGCGCCCACGGAACCAGCCGCCGAGACCTGCATCGTGTCCTTCTTGTCGCCACGACGCTGGGCGCGGCCTTCGAAGAAGCCAGTGCCGAAGTGGATCGCGGACTTGGCCCAGGCCATGGTGCGCAGCACGCCGGCAGTGTTCTGGATCTTCTCGTAGGGAACCCAGTTGAAGCCCATCCACTTGCCGGAGATATTGCCTTCCTGGAGCATCTTGACCGCCATGAAGTCAGAGCTGGTCAGGGTGGTATCCGAAAGGATGTCTTCCAGCATGTCCGAGGTGAAGGCGATGCACAGCTCTTCCGGAATGTCGGCCTGCTCGTCGGCCTCGTTGGCGCGGAACAGCTTCTTAGCGGTGATCAGCTTGGCCTTGGTGAAGCCGGTACCACCGTTCAGGATGATCTGGCCGGACGGCAGCGGGATCAGGGTGCCGTCCTTGGCCTGGGCGTTGCCGATGCCCGCCGTGTAGATGATGTTGTCCTTGCGGCGATTCCACGCGGCATTGAGCGAGTCCATGTAGGAGCCGGTCGGGTTGGCCAGCACCTTGGGCTCGTCGGCGCGGTCCACCGGCAGCGCCTGGTAGAAGTCGCGCATCAGCGCCACGCGGGTGGTGTGATTGGCATCCGACCAGACGGTATCGCCGTGGCGGGTGGTGTTCTCGGGGGTATCGGCCAACACATCCAGGCGGTTCGCAGTGAACGACTCGCCGGTGATGTTGCCGCGATCCGTGACGCGCGGCTCGAAGCGTGCGCGGCGCTGTTGGGCCTGCAGGCGGATCGAGTTATCGAACTGCTGCACGAAGGCCTGGGTGATCGACTGGGGCATGTGAATCTCCAAAAAGGTGACTGAGAAATTCGCCTTTCAGGGTGTCCGGTCATCCGGGCCTGCCAAACGGTCGCCTTGCATGCACCGGCTACCGTGCGCAAGGAGGGTAATTTGCAGGGTGTCCGCGCACCACCACGGGCCTGTATCTGCCCGCAATGGTCGCGCTGGGTGGGGGTCGGTTTCCCGACTAAATGGAAGGGGTGTTACGCGGCGGCTTCGGTGCCGAATTTCTTCTGGTAGTAGCTGCGGACCTTCTCGCTGACGCGCGCATGGTCCTTGTGACCTGGGTTGGTATAGGCCTCGGAGTTCATCAGCGTCTCGATCTCATCCCCCGACATGATGTTGCCCTCGTTGTTCGGGTTCTTGTCTTCGGCCAGCTCCGGCCCCAGGACGGCCATCAACTGCAAGAACTGCGGATTGTTGCCCAGCGGCCCGGACATGATCTGCTGCACGTCGATGCCGGCCTTGCCAGCCAGAGCCGTGGTGGCGCTGAAAGCCATGCCGACATTGCGGTTGAACGTGGCCGGAGTCGCCCAGGCCTTTTCCAGTTCGGCCTTGCAGGCATTGGCATCGATGATGCCGGCAGCGGCCACCAGTTGCGGGGCCATTTCGAAGTAGCGATCCATCACCAGGTCCAGCTGCTTCTGGGTCATGCCCGCCTCGAAGGCCTTGGCGCGGAAGTCCTGGAAGCCTTGATCTTCTTCGGGCTTGAACGCGTCCTTGAATGCTTCCGGGACCGTGACCGCATATTCCTCCGCAGTCTTCGGGCGCACGTCACCAGAGCCGATGCGCTTTTCTGCATGGCCATAGGCTTCGGCCAGCTTGCGACTGGATGCTTCCAGGTCCAGGGTGCCGTCGTCCTTCTTGACCTGATACTTTTCAGGAATGAAAGGCTGATCGCCTTCTGCTGCGCCTCCATTGGCACCAGTGGCCAAGACGCTGGCGGCAGCTGCTGCGCCTGCGTCACCAGTACCACCTTCACCTCCAGCCCCTGCGCCAGCAGCTGCGCCACCATCCGCTGCACCTGCTGCCGCGCCGCCGCCTGCGCCGGAACCGCCACCGTCACCTGCTTCTTGCATGAGGACATACCAGAGCCTCCGTTTAATTTGCATTTCGTTCTCCTATCGATGTGGGAATGCCGCTTATGCGGCGGGGTTGTTGTCGTCTGACTCGGGCAGGCCATTGGCGCGATTGATCTGGGCCACGATGAACTCCACCACGCGGCGCGAGCCATCACGGTGGTAGGTCTGCAGGATCGCGTCGATGCCTCCTTGAACCACGGCGGGCCGGGCAAAAACTTGCGTTAGCTGTTCCAAGATGGCCGCGCCGACTTTGTGATCTTCGAAGATCTGCCGGTAATCGGCGGGCGTGGGCTCGTAGGGTTCTCTCATTTGGCGGCCTGCTGCATGGCAATTGGAACGGTCTTCTGGGCCAGCTCATGCTGCTGTTGCTGCTGCTGGGCCTGCTGTTGCGCCTGGGCGCGCTGCTCGCGCAGCTGGGAGACGGCTTCCGGCGAGCGGGATATCGATGCTGGAGCACCCCGCCCTTCCATGATCTGGCGGGCTGCCGCGTCCATGTCCACGGTGTCCAGCACAGTGGGATCAACGGCGGCCATCTGGCTGATCGAGACGATGGACGACTCGATAGCTCCGACCTCTTCCAGCTTCTGGCTCTTGGCCATGGGTGAGTTGAAGACCACCGTGATGGTGCGTTGTGCCAGCGACTGCGGCGGGCGACCGAGAACGCCAGCACGCAGGGCCAGGCCGAAGCAGCGGGCCACCATCGGGCCGTACCACTCGGGCTGTAGGCGACCGAATACCGGCCCCAGCACCTGGCGGATCTGTTGCACGCGCAGCTGAAATTCCGTTGCAGAGCGCACCGGGCTGTCGATGGGCGGCAACTGGTCGGCCATCAGAATCTTGCGGATCGAGGCCTGCAGCGCTTCCTTCTTGGTGAACGACAGATTGAAGTTCGCGCCGGAGCTGAGCGGCTTCATGCTGTCCACCGAGTTGGCTACGATGATCTTGCGCGGGCCAATCTTGACGGTGCGCGGGTTGAGCACGCCGTCGTCCTCGGCAATCCACATGCCCGAGATCGCCACGTCGGCGTTCATGTCTTCCAGGTACACCAGGCGGTTGAGCTGCTTCACGTCCGGCATGGCCCGGAACATCGGGCCGACCGCATACACAGTGCCGGGCAGCTTGGAGTAGCGCGGAGCCCAGAAGGGGCATTCATGGAATCCCGACTCCAACACCACCTCCTTGCAGTCCAGGTCCACGTGGATGGACGTGAACGGCAGATTCTTGGCCAGGATGCCGGCGGCCTCTGCACTGCTGCGCGGGTAGATCGACCAGACGAACTTAAATTTCTCGTCGGGCTTGCCATCCTCCATGCACTTGCGGATTTTCTCGCTGACCTTTGCTTCACCGAACTTGTTGAACGCTTGCTCGGCGGTCAGCTGGTACTCATGCACCAGGATGTCCGGCACGCCGCCGGGCTTCGATGCACCGATGAAGCTGGAGGACATGGGCAGCAGCTGGAAGTGATAGCCACCCTCTTCCGGCGAGTCACAGAACATGACGAACCAGCCAGCCGCCACCATGTCCAGGCATGCGTCGATGCCCTCGGAATCGTAGTTGGAGGCGTGGATGTTGTGCCAGATCAGCTGCGCGGCAGCGTCCAGCCACCGCTTTTCCTCGTCGGTGTCGTTACCCGTGGACAGGCCCACCCAGCGCGAATTGCTGGGCGTTCCACCGGTCATGATCGAGGCGGCCAGGATCTGGCCCGAGTCGGTGGCCGTGGAGTCGAACAGGCGGGCGCGCTTCGATGCCAGAGCAGCGCCGTCGCTCTGCTCGTTGTAGAAGCCGTCGCCGCGCTCCGGGAAAGAATAGTCATAGCCATCCTTCCAGTTCTGCTCGTACATGGTGCGCAGAGACCGCATGGCCTCTCTGCGCCGGATGATGGCTGATGCGCGATCCATAGCTTAGAAAGCCCCCAGTTTGTCCTTGCCGGACGCGAGAATGGACGAGCCGCTCATGGTGCTGGAGCCCGTGGAACTGCTGCCACTCGTTGCGCTGCCTGCGCCGCTGGCCAGGACCGTCTGCGCCTGGCGCGTCTTGTAGTTCGCCGCGAGCTTCGCATTGCTGGCCTTGCGCGCCTCATCGGCGGCAGCCTGGCGCTCTGCTGCGGGATCCACGGTTGGTGCCGGGGAACCACCCCCTCCGCCGCCGCACATGATCAGCCCTTCTCGTTCTGGGTGATCTTCTCGGGGACCAGCCAGCCGTCGCCGCACTCGATGGGGCGCTTCAGGGTGGACACGTCCACCTTACTGGAATGCAGGTGCTTGAAGTCGTTTCGACCGCCGGGACCGTGGCGCAGCGCTTCGACCTTCTTGGGCGCGGCGTCCTTGGCATCGTTCTTGGCCAGCATGGCCTTCAGTTCGGCCAGTTCGGCGCCCTTGGCATCCAGTTCGGCCTGCAGGGCGTCCACATCGACGGAGTCAGCGCCGCCGGCGGACGGCAGATCAGCATCATCAATGCCGGCGGTATCAGCGCCAGCAGCGGCCTGATCTTGCTTCAGATCGGTGGATTGGTCAGCGGCGGGCGCTGCGGCCTCGCCGGGAACTTGGACTTTAGTGACGTTGGACTTGGTGGCCATGCTGGACTCCTTGGAACGTTGATCGGTTGGATAACGTCCGGAGTATCCGGCGGCGCGGGGGTCGGAATCCCGACTATCGGCGGGCCTGGTAGGCGGATGGCATGCGGCGCTCCACGGGCAGCTGCTCGCGCTTCTGGCCGGTCACGTCGCACCAGAGCTGGATGAGGCGTTCGCCATCGAAGTGCTTGGGCTCGGCACCATCCTTCCAGCCCAGCAGCGTGGTCTTGGGAATGTGCAGCTGGCTTTCGATGCGGTACATGCTCCAGGCGGCGCGCTTGAGGTCAGCGAAGACGCCGAACCAATCGATGCGGACCTCTGGCGAGGGATAGGCCGGCAACTGCGGCCGTGGCCTGGGGATGCGTTTGGGCGTAGGGAGGGCGTCACAGCTGGCTCCGGGCAGGTCCAGGGCCAGCTGTGTGATGTGTGGTGGCGGGATGATTGCGGTCATGGCCTCCTTTCGCTGACGCTTTCGCACTCAGTTAAAATCCCCAAACGCGCGCGCGTGCGCGAGGGGACGCGTTGCCGTACACATCCAACAACGATTTCGGGAGGTTAATTGCATGAAGCAAGACAAAGAACTGCTCAAAAAATTCTGATAGCTATGGTTGAATCCGACGAGATCTACCTTATTAGTCATTCCGTTCATAAGCTGATTGGTACGGATAAAGACCAATATGAATCCACTTGGTATCACCTGAAACTCCTGGCAGATGAGGGCTACGTCGTCGCCGACGGTACTGGTGGGGACGCTGGCTATCGTGTAACCGCACAAGGCCAAGCCCGTTACGACTGGTACGAAAGCAATCGAGACCCGTTCGCCACCGCTTAATTCGAGCCCGCGCAAGCGGGCTTTCACTTTTCTGAAGCTATTCACGCGTGCATCTGGCTGGTCTGCACAGCCATCGATCTCAGTGATTCAAGATCAAAGTGTGCCGCAAACGGGTCTCCCAACCCCTTCTCCAAGCACCAGGCTTGCAAGCGCACATATCCATTCGCAGCGCACTGCACATAACCTGCCCGGTGGGCGGCGGCCAGCACCGTGAAGAAGCGGACCATCTCAGGATTGCCAGTGAAGGCAGCACGCACCTCGGCCTTGTCCTCATCGTTCCAGTTATAGCGCGCTGCCAGGTACTGCAGGTCAGCGGATAGCGTGGCGGGATAGAGCATGATCAGAACTCCACCTGGGCGGCGGTGATGCCAGGCTCGATGCGGTATGCCTTGGGTCGGTCTAGGCGCGACTCCAGGTACTGCATGGAGTTCGGATCAAACCAGAAGCCATAGGAGCCCTCTGTCTCGCCGTGACGCTGCTTCTCCAGGTTCACCATGCAGTCAGGCGCATCCACGTTTTCGTGGTTGCCCTTTCTGATTTCATCTTCCTTTGCCTTGTTGCGCCAGACGATAAAAATGTTATCGACCAGATCGGCAATGGCACCCGACCCCTTAATGTCGAACTTGCCGGGCATCCTGTGCTCGCTGTCGCCCTTCTTCACGTGCAGCACCAGGTGCACGTGGACACCGGTATCTTTCGCGATCGTGCAGAGGCTATTCACGAAAGCTTTCTGGCCGTTGTAGTCGTCTTCCTGGGCAATCACCTTGGCCAGGTTATCGACCACGAAATGCTGCACGCCGAATTTCTCGACCGCGTAGCGGATTACCGCCAGGATGGTGCGCGGATCGCTACTACCCACGTGGTCGTAGATCCACAGGCGGTTGTCGGTCCAGCGATGGAATGCCTTCAGGAACGGCACGGTCACATCGAGACGGCCGCCGGCCTGCCGTGCCATACGGGCCATCACCTTGGGCGGAGCCATCTCCAGCGAGGCGATGCAAACGCGCTGATGCTGGTCCATCAGATCCAGGCTGACCTGCCCCACCACCTGGCTCTTGCCGTGACCGTTGATGCCGGCCCACAGGCTGACCTCGCCCGGCCGGAACTCGAAATCGCCGTGCGTCTTGCGCCAGCCCATCTGGACCTTCGGCGCATCGGCTGGCTTGAAGAAGTGATCGATGACCGCCTCCAGCATGGAGCTGGCCGGCACCACTCGGTGCTCGGCCGGTGGCTCGTCCATGTAGGCGGAGAAATCGATGTCATCGGGAATGGTGTGCATCATGGGCTCCATGCAAAGTTTTCGTTATCGAAGTCCGACCAAGGAGCGGACTCCCGCGCCCAGCGCCAGGAGGCACGGGGCTTTTCGATGTCGTCTGGGTGTGGGAGCACGATGACGCGTGCACCTTTGAACTGGTCAACGTTCCAAACGTGCAACTGACCTGGAGAGTCCTTGCCAATGGCCAGGAGCATGTCCCAAGCCGCCTTGCGCGTCTGAGCGTTCACCATGAGGCAGAGCTGCAGACCGATCACCCAGCGCCAGTCGTAGGCGCCGTTGGGGTTCACGAACACCGTGTGGTTCGCTTCGGCCACCGGCCCGATCAGCGAGACCAGGATCAGTTCGTCTGGCTTCTGGCCGCGCATGCGCGCATCGATGATGGACTGTGCGCCCTTGGGGATTGGGCTCATTTCGCCCCCGCAAAACGTGGATCTTTGCGCCAGGACTCGCCATCAGGGTGCGCGGTCGATGCCGCGTGACCAGGTGCGATGCCATCGTGATAGGTCCCCTCCAGCGCCTTGGCGAAGCCGTTGGGCGAGAACAAAAAATCGAGGCCAGCGCGAAACGGCTTCTTGCCGTCACGCCCCGAAACCTTTCCGGTCAGGAAATCCGACTTGGCGCAGTACGCGAAAAATGATCGCCAGGCTTCCAGACCTGCGGACTTGGTCGAGTAGCCGAAAGGTGCCGCTTCCAACGTGGCAGCTTCGGTCCAACGTGCACGGATCGATTTCTTCCGGGCCTCGGTGACCAACATGACCTTCGGATTCTTCGGCATGAGTTCGTGGTACAGGTTGACCAGAGAACCAACAGGGCAAAGCTGCACGTCATCGGCAGATGACGAAGAGTTTTTCTTTTGTTTAGTTTCTTTTGGAAGGTTTTCTTTTGTGTGTACCGAATCGGTACCACCGACCTGTACCGAATCGGTACCAGTAGCGCACCGAATCGGTACATGTACCGAATTGGTACCAGGGTGTACTAAATCGGTACCAGTAGAATCCAGCAATGGCGCGGCTTCCAGGGTAAATGAGGACGCCTCAGAGGTAAAATCTCCTTCAACTTCGCCATCCTTGCACCCCTGTACTGAATCGGTACCACCCTGTACCGAATCGGTACCAGCAAAATTGCCCTTGAAAAGATCCTGACTAATCCACAGCCGATGGTTTTTTTGGATGCCGATGACCGACCCAAATCGACCCGTCGTTTTGGTGATGATGTTCCTGCAGGAAAGACTCCCGAGGGTCGCCGTGACATGGGATCGCGCCATGTTGCAGAGGGCTGCAATCTGGCTGGCCGACATGTCGTCGGCCTTTTTCCCATACCCATAGGTCTTCCGGATGATCGCGAATATCACCGTCTGTTCGCGTAATGAGAAGCCGAAGGCCAAGATGGCCTCCAGAAGCTCATTGGCAATCCTGGTGTAGCCGTCTTCGACCTGGGGGCTGTTTTGTACTCGGGGCATTTATCCGGCCTTCGATTCCAAATAAATGGCCACTACTGCGGCGCGCTCCAGCCACTGAGTCAGCAGCGGAATCTGATCTGGGTGAATCCGGACGATATCTTGGGCCTCGCTATTTTCCCGACTCTGCGCGATCAACACATCACCAGCATCAGCGAAGACTTCGAACTGTTTTGAGATGGCCATACGAGCCTTTCAGAGAGCCGGATTGAAGGGCCGAGGCGTGACGCGGTGGGCTCGTATCACCACATCGCGGCTGCGCAGCCGCTGCCTCGTTTGAAGGGCGGAGTCCCGCGACATGGCAGAATTGAGCTTCCACACATCAATTCCTTTCATGGGGGCTCCAATGGACTTAAGCCTGATCACCAGCGCAATAAGCGGCGCTCAGACGGCGGTAGAACTGGTAAAGACAGCTGTTTCTGCGCGCGACCAAGCTAAGGCAGAAGAGGCAGTCGCTGACACGAAAAAGAACCTGGCAATCGCCTACGACTCCCTTTTGTCGGTCTCGCAGGAGGCCATGAAGCTGGTCCAGCAGGTGATGACGGAAAAAGAAGTCAGCCAAACACTTCGAGAGGAAGTGAAACGCCTTACAGCGGAGATTGAGGACCGCAAGAGATACGTCCTGACGAATATTGGCGGGGGCGTACTGGCTTATGCGTTCAAGCCCACTGATGGCGAAGCCGACGTAGCGCATTACCTGTGTCAGCCCTGCATGACGAAGGGTCATAAATCGGTGCTCCAACCGCACGGCCCGCGCAGCAACTTCAAGTGCCACGCTTGTAACGCCGTGTATTTGGCCGATCAGGCGTCTTACCAGATCGCAGCGAGAGCGAGAGGACGAGGTTTCTGAAGATCGCATGCTCATGCTTCCCCGGAATGATCAGTGGGAAGCTCGATCTCCCCCAGGTACTCGGCGACAGACCGTAGCGTCTCCGGCCGCATCCGCAGCTCACGGTCGCGCTCAATCGCGGCCGCCCTCTTCTCCTGCTCTTCATTCAGGCGCGCAGCCTCTTCCTGGGCGCGCTCCTTTCTCATGCCCGCCGATACGACAGTCAGCACTGAGCAGCCAGGTGTGGGGTAGCCGACGGCGTAGGTACCGTCTGGCAATGGGCCGATGGGGAAATGGGTGAGCATTCATCCCTCCTGGACAGAGGCGGGCTTCATTGGTGGGGAACTTCCGTCCTCTCCAATCCCGAGAGATCTGGCGAGTTCCTGAATGCCAGTCGCGACCTTAAACGAAGGTCGAACCTTCCCTACACGGCCATTGGCAATGTCGGAAATAGTGGGTTGGCTACACTCCACTCGCTTGGCGATTTCCGCCTGAGTAAGGCCTTCAGCGAGGATAGCCTTGACGATTTTTTGAATGTCCATCCGCTCAATATAGATCTTCCTATTTTTACAGTCAATAGGAATACCGATTAAAATCTATATAAGAATACCTATGACGGAGGATAAAAATGTCAATTGGCCAGAGAATCAAACATACTCGCAAGCAAATCGGTATGTCCCAGGCGGAACTCGCACAAAAAGTAGGGATAAAGCAACCCACCTTGAGCGACCTGGAAAACGACATGTCGAAAGGAACTACTAAGCTAGCAAGTTTGGCAAAGGCACTCGGCGTGCGCTCCTATTGGCTGGAAACGGGAAAAGGTCCCAGTGAACTTGATGCAGCCGATGATCTCACGCATCTGTCTCAATTGAGCGACGAAGCGCACTCTGTAGCTGTCGCGTTCGACTCTTTAAAGCTACCGGCCCAAAAAGAAGCAATACTGGCGCAACTAAGAGCATTCGGAGCTCATCTTTGAAGGCAGATGAATGCTAGAGCAAGATCATATTTCGGCGGACTGGGATGACAAGGGAATCCGCTCAATTGCGGATGCACGTGCGCTGTCAGAAGTGTCTCAAATGTATTTGGAAAAGGAAGTGCAGCTGCCAGAATCCATAGGAAATTTGGGTTCTGGGTCGGCAGACATGTACACGCGCTTACTACGGCGAACCTCCGAAGAGGTTAACGGGGAGTTGTCTTTTGCGGTCGGCATAGCAATTCGTGAATTTTGGTATGCCTGCTTCAGAGCCTCAATTTACATGGATCTGTCTTTCTCATCACAAATATTGCCTCGAACTGACCTTCAAAAAAAATTGGCATCTGCTCAGGGGTACGCCGATTACGAAGGTTGGGCACCAACTTTGTGTGACGGGTTAGCAGACATCCACCCACCTAAGCAACGTTTGGAGTTTCTGAAAGACACTCCATTCTCTGAGTTGCTAGCAGTGGAAACACTCATGCACTGCATGTCGTTGCGCTGGTTCGCCATGGCTAACGAGTTGATGGTGGAAAAGAGATTTGATGATTCTCTAGAATTCCTGCATGAGGCATATGATGCGCTGATCCTAGCCAATGGGCTGAGTATGCACAAAGCTGGAGAAGAATACGGCATGGAGTTGCAAGCTGCCGAAATTAGAAATTCGTTTGCTGTACTAGGGGCGAATGCTCGCCACCAAAAGAATCGAGCCCTCAAGGCGGAGGCAATTCGACTATATCGGGAGCAAAAGTGGCCATCGGCGCGACAAGCGGCCAAGAATATCACTCCGAGAATCCGCGCTTTCTGCAACGAGCACGGCTTTCCTCCGTTGAGCTCTGACCGAGAACAACAGACCATCTACGGGTGGATCCTCGAGTCTTCAAAGACGTGAGCTTGCACGCGATATACATTTCCGAGCTCACGTCTATCGTTTGCCTCTACACGTTATCCGTCAACGTGTAGCCGGCCTATCCCCCCCTCCCTTCGTTGCTTACAGTACAACCGTCTAGCTGATTCGCTATCACGCCGTTAGGAACATGAAAGAAATATAGATATTCCTATTGACTGCAAATATAGGAATATCTATTATCGCTTCAGGAGGAAACATATATGACCCAGAAAACAACCCTCACCGGCAGCGCAATGGAAGATATGCAGGACATGATCCGCATGAACCTGGAATTATCAAATCATCTGTTACAGCTTGCGCTTTCCGAGTCTGTTGAAATTTCCCCCGCAGCGGATGCACTCATCAGAGCTGCCCGACGATATCTCTCCGATATCCAAATCTCCATGTCGCAAAAATGAAAAAGCCGCCAAGTGTTAGAGCACTTAGCGGCCTGATGAAACTCACCCTGTCAGGAGTTAATTTCATGAGCAGAAATAGTAGCATAGGCGCGTCCAGCGTCAAGGTGGTAGCTGCCGACACCACCACTGCCACACAAGTGGCACGCCCCAAAGATGCCGGCTATCTGGCCCACATGGCGGATCAGCTTGCATCGCAGCTGGAAATCTTGCACACCTTCGCAATACAAAATGCCGAAGACTGCAAGCCGGCGTTAGCCGGCGCCATTGGTGCGGCATTCGACGCAGCAGCCAATCTGAGCCGCGAACTTGATGTGCTGGAGGCTGCCCAATGAGCGCCCTCATCCACATCAAAGACGGCGAGCCTGTCACTACCTCACTGGCCATCGCAGAAGGCACGCAAACTCAGCACAAGAACGTGATGGAGTTGGTGCGCAGCTACTCTGAAGATCTGGGCCGATTCGGAAGGGTCGCGTTCGAAACGCAACCCTTTGAAACTGCTGGCGGCACCCAACAGCGGGAGATTGCACTTCTCAACGAACAGCAGTCTGCCCTTGTGATTGCCTACATGCGCAACAGCGAAATCGTGCGCCAGTTCAAGATCGCTCTGATCAAGGGTTTCTTTGACATGCGTGCCCAGCTCTCGGCGCAGAGCTCTCTTGCGGAGCTACCGCCCGAACAGCGTGCCCTGGTTGCCCTGATGGTCGACAACGCCCGGATCAAGGCCCAACAGCAGGAGATCGTTGCCACCCAAGAATCCCAGGCCGAGAGCATCAAGCGCCTGGAGGTAAAACAATCAGCCTTCGAGGATGGGGCAGGCTACTTCACGGTCATAGGCTACGGCGCCATGCACGGCATCAAGATCGACCACGCCACGGCAATCCGCGTTGGCCGGCGCGCTGGTGAACTGAGCAAACGCCAGGGCATTCCGGTCGGTAAGGTCCGCGACGTGCGTTTCGGACAGGTCAACTCGTACCACGAAAGCATGCTGGATGCAGCATTCATTGAAATGGGGGGTGCCAAATGAATTGCGCGCACAATCTCTCCAATGCACTGGACCTGCAGTCGGCCATCACGCAGATGCGCGCCGCACTGGAAAATCTCGGCCCTACTGAGCCCATCACGCCGGAAAACGCCAGGCTGCTGGACGATCTACTTCCCCTGATCGCCCGGGCTCTTCCTGGGACGCTGAATATCGTCATCACCGGTGAGCGTGCCAAGCGTTTCCACTGGGCGCTCAGTGATCTGACCGATATCAACGTCTCGCTCGAATCATCGGCTGCGACGTTCCCCGACCAGCACAGTCTGGAGCCAGGCCAGATCCATCCTGTCATTGCGGTCGAAGCATTTTCGGCTGGCATGTCGAAGCGACTGGACCTGCTGCAGGCGATCCTTGCGAACGGGGAAAAGCCAGAGGTCGCCAATGGTCGCTAATCGTCCAACCAACTTGCCCAAGCGCCTGCGCGTGGACACATACCAGGTGCAGAAGAGCATGTATCTGCTCATCGGCGGCGAGCTCAAGAAGACGGTCACGCTGGGCCTGTCGCCGCTGTTCGGCAGCCGTTTCGCTGCGGTGAAGGCGCTGCGCATGCTTCGCAAGAGGCATCCCACGGCAATACTGACGCACAGCCGGTTGGACTTTTCCAGTGACGAGCGCATCATGCGAGCCGCCTTCCTCACGATGGTGGTGCGTCCTGGAGATAAGCCTTGAACTCGAGCGAAACGATGAGGCGCTGCCGCGGTGACTGGCAGTCTGGCGCAAGCGGTGATGCAACCTTTCCGTTGCTTCACCTCGTACTAAATCGCCATCCTCGCGATCGAGGCACTACGGGAGGCCACATGGAATTAGTCAAACGTTGTGCCGACGCGGTAATGGAAAGCAACATCATTGCTGACATCTTGAACCACTCGTTTGCATTCGGCCTGCGCAATTTTGAGGGACATCGTACAAGTAACAATATTCCTGCGCTGGTTCGTCAGATATTGATGCGGAGTAATGGTGGAATGGAGCCGGTTTTGACTGGCCCTCTGCATGTCATCCCTGATCAGCCAGATACGCTGCATCGCTGCGGCAATGTGAGCAGCCGCTCGGTTGGGCAAGACTATGATTCCCGTCAATTCATCTATCTCAAACTTCGGGCACTCATCAATTGCAACGCTGACGCTTTTGCCCCACTCGGTAAGCTCGCTCCTTCCCCCGGTCACGGGAAGAACACCAAACTCGAGTTCGGCAATTCGCATTTGCAGAAAGTCGTCGATCTCTTTCAACGTATTCAGCACTTGAGAGATTCGCTCAAGCATGCCCGATGCAAGCACCACCGCCGTATCCCATTGCTCACGCTGACGAACTCGATCGGTTTTGATTGCAATTCGGATAGTTCCTACGAAGGCTGCTCCCGCAAACACCGCGCCCATCCACGTAGCAAAGTCTCCCTTTTTATCCGACGTAAATTCAGCAGATATCAATTGCATGATCGACCAACCGACGGCAATCAAAGCAACAACTACAAACCCAAAACCGATATAGGTAAAGAACCGCTTTTCCATATGATCCCCCTCATTTTTGGCGTGATCGTAGCATGGCGCAATTTTCACCATAGGGATTGCTCGAAGTGCCAAAGATGGATCTTCCATGGACACCGATGAAGCAGCCCTGACCTTACAGGAGGTTGCCGCCCGCATGAAACTGTCCTACAGCACGGTCTTCGCCATGCGTGAGCAGATCGGATTCCGACTACCTGGATCCCGTGTTTGGCGCGTCTGGCCCTCCCGCCTTGCAGAACTCAGCGAGAAACGCAACAATGTGGCCCGGCTACCGCTGCGGGTTGCAGGAGAAAACAATTGCCAATCCGCAAAAATCCCTCATCAGGCATCTGGTGGATTGACATCCGCGCGCCAGGCGTCCCGCGAATTAGACGCTCTTCTGGCACGACGGACAAACAAGCCGCGCAAGAACTCCACGACCGGGTAAAGGCCGACCTGTGGCGATCCACCAAGCTGGGTGAGGAACCTGATCACACCTTCGATGAAGCCGCGCTGGGCATGTTGAAGCTGGCGGAAGGCCAGCGTGACTATGAAACGAAGGTGAGGCACGTGATGTATTGGCGTGCCGCCCTTGGGGCATCGACCCCGATTCGCTCTTTAACCGCAGGCAATGTCCTCCAGAAGTTGCCAACGCACACCACGCATAAGCACCGGAAAGCCACCCCCGTATCGTCGGCCACAAAGAACCGATATCTGGCCACGATCAAACGGATCCTGACTCTCGCCACAGAGTGGGGCTGGATCAGCAGGCCACCGAAACTGAGCAAGTTCCAGGAGCCGGACAAGCGGGTACGCTTCGAGCCGAGGCCAGTCATCAAGGCTTTGATCGATGCGCTTTCGATTGAATGGATGCGTGATATCGCGTTGGTGGCCGTGGCCACCGGCATGCGCGCCGACGAGCTGCTGTCATTGGAGCCCAAGCATGTGGATCTGGCAAACCGCAATGCCTGGGTGATCGCTGAAGAGGCCAAGTCCGGGTACGCCCGGGCCGTGCCGCTCAATGCCGACGCACTGGCGGTGATCGAGCGGCGACTACAGACCGCACAGCTGTATGTTTTCGAGCGGGCGACGAAGGATGGCAAACCCAGCAGGATCAGCCAGATTGACGACCGTTGTTTTAAGCGGGCCTGCGCTGCGGTGCAGATCACAGATTTCCGTTTTCACGATCTGCGCCACACCTGGGCATCGTGGCACGTGCAAGCCGGGACGCCTTTGCTGGCGCTCAAAGAGCTGGGCGGATGGGAAACGTTGGACATGGTGCAGCGCTATGCCCACCTCGCCCCATCCCACCTGGCGCACCACGCGGAAACGGTCACGTTTTGGTCACAGCAGGAGGCAGAAACAAAAACACCACTCCGAAGAGTGGTGTAAGTGTCTGATTTCTCAGAGTTATTTGGTAGCCCCCCCGTGAGTCGAACACGGCACCAACGGATTATGAGTCCGCTGCTCTAACCAAGCATGAGCTAGGGGGCCAAAAAATCAGCCGGCGATTTTAACATTTTCGCCGGCTGATGATGCCCTTCTATCAATTCCCTTCGAGGAAACTCTTCAGCTTGTCGGAGCGCGACGGGTGGCGCAGCTTGCGCAAGGCCTTGGCTTCGATCTGACGGATACGCTCGCGGGTCACGTCGAATTGCTTGCCCACTTCTTCCAGCGTGTGGTCGGTGGACATCTCGATGCCGAAACGCATGCGCAACACCTTGGCTTCGCGCGGGGTCAGGGAATCCAGGATGTCCTTGACCACGTTGCGCATCGAAGCGTGCAACGCCGCGTCGGCCGGGGCCAGCGTGTTGTTGTCTTCGATGAAGTCGCCCAGATGCGAATCGTCGTCGTCGCCGATCGGCGTTTCCATGGAGATCGGTTCCTTGGCGATCTTCATGATCTTGCGGATCTTGTCTTCCGGCATTTCCATCTTGATCGCCAGGGTCGCGGGATCCGGCTCGGCACCGGTTTCCTGCAGGATCTGACGCGAGATGCGATTCATCTTGTTGATCGTCTCGATCATGTGCACCGGAATACGGATGGTGCGCGCCTGGTCGGCGATGGAGCGGGTGATGGCCTGACGGATCCACCAGGTCGCATAGGTCGAGAACTTGTAGCCGCGACGATATTCGAACTTGTCCACCGCCTTCATCAGACCGATGTTGCCTTCCTGGATCAGATCCAGGAACTGCAGGCCACGGTTGGTGTACTTCTTGGCAATCGAGATCACCAGACGCAGGTTGGCCTCGGTCATCTCACGCTTGGCCATGCGCGCCTTCTTCTCGCCGGCGCCCATCTTCTTGTTGATGGCGCGCAGGTCCGGCAGCGGCAGTACCACGCGGGCCTGCAGGTCGATCAGCTTCTGCTGCAGTTCCTTGATGGCCGGCACGTTGCGGCTCAGCACGGCGCTGTAGTCGTGGTTGCCGGCGACTTCGCCGTCCACCCAGTCGAGGTTCACTTCATTGCCCGGGAACACCTTGATGAAGTGCGCGCGCGGCATGTTGCACTTGTTGACGGCTACGTCCAGGATCTGGCGTTCCACGGTGCGCACTTCGTCCACTTGCGCACGCAAG